AATAATCGCTCTGAACGAAACATTCAAATTAATGTTTTAAAACGTGTCTCGGAGATTAACGCAAATGTATGATTACTATCAGGAAAACGCCTTTCAATCTCGCCCTCAATCTATGCAAAAAAAACAGCCGAAAGCACCAGATCCATTCGATGAGATTTTTGAGTTCGAGTTAAATATTGAACAGCACCTTACGCCCCAGCAAAAACAGCAACGGCAGATCGAGGAGACAACGAAGAAATTCTTTTCGGATGGGGTCTGGCTGGCAACCCAGGAACAGCGAGACTCCTTCCGGGAACTCTCACCGGCAGACCAGTTGATTGCCACCTTCGGCAACTGCCACGGATTTGCCGGGTCTGAACTTGAGGCCATATGCCAACACTTGCAGGCTTAACGCGCTCAGCGATGCCTGCGGCGATTAATATGGTCAGGTGGCGCGATTGCACAGGCAAAAATAAAGCCGCTCATAGGCGGCTTTTAGTGGGTCTATTTTGATGGTGATTCGCTTAACTTATGGTAGTAGCTTACTCGCTCTGCCTCAATCCTTCGAATTTTCCCCATCCGGTAATTACATCCCTCAAGGCTGGCAAAGGAATCGCTCAGGATCTCCACCAGCTTTGCCAGGTCAGCTCCGGACGGCACCACCGGCACCGCACAATCAACGGTCAGGGCTGTCGGCGTCTGCGTGTACGGCGGCACTATCAGCAGCGGTGCGGGCTGCTTCTGCCGACTCCCGCAACCGGCTAATGACAGAATCAGGAATCCTGATAGAACCCATATCATTTGCTTTAAGGTCATTGGCGTTTGCCTGCTTATTCTTTTCGTTTTTGTCATGGATAGTTTGCTGGCGAGTTTCCCAATCGCTCGCCAACTGGTTTACGCGCTGCATAAGCTCCGCTGTTTGCTGGATGGTGTTAGCCATCTGGTTAACCGTCACGCTAAGCTGCGTCACGGTAGTTTCAAGGGACTGTATGCGCTGCGCGTCGATCTTGCGCGCCTGGTTCTGGTTGTATGCCATGAAAGCCATTAGGCCCAGGAACACCCAGATAAGCAGGCGGGAATTTCCCTTCAGAAAGTTATAAATCCCCATGCTCGACGGCCTCTTTAAATTTTCGTACCAGGTCTGAAAGTTTGTTTTCACGTTGTCCGTATCCTGCGCCGGGAAAGCTGGCCCATCGGGAATGACATTTCACAATGGCGCTTTCAATGTTGCCTTGCTCCACATCATCTAACGCTTTGCACTCGCGGATCAACTGAATCGCGATTTTATCCTGGCTTGCGGGGCCGAAATCGGGCAACTTGAGACTTTTCCGATACGATGACGCGTAACGAGACAGGATCTGGTAGCGGCCTGCGCCGGTTGAGTTGACAGACTTAACCAACACGTTTGGATGATCAGCGTAGTCTTTCATCAGGATCAGCTTGCTCGGAGTGCTGCCAACGATGACGTCATATCCCTGGCTGGGAAGGTCAACCATCTTGCCTAACTCGGAGTATCCGATGACATAAAGGAACGCCGAAAGGTTGCGGCTGATTCCCTTGATTCCAGTTGCAATATTCATTCTTTTTTTTCCTCTGGCGGTGAGCCGCCGAAACGTTGCTTTAAAATGTTCTCGCCTAACTTGATCGCTGTTACGCCCATATACCCGGCGATCCCGCACGCTATAAAGATAAACTTTTTATCCCAATCCTGCGACTCTCCATAAAGAGCCATGATTGATGATGCGAAAGCAGCGATAACCCAGCGCAATAATAACGTCGTTATGCTGAACTTTTCGCCCTTATCAACCTTATCCGCGTAGTTTGCGAGCGCGCCCAGAGTTGCTATAGCGATGTAGCCGATCCAGGCGAGCACCCCACTGATAAAGTTATGGTCGTCCTGTTTCAATTTATCGCCCTTACTGGTATTAGTCCGGCGACAATAGCAAAAAAGCCCAGCTATTTGCCAGGCTTCTTGATCACGATTCTGTACACTTGATGGTATGTTAGGCCGTAGTCTAAGGCTATCTCCTTGATTGTCTTCCGCTTATACTCCTCTTTGATTATTTTCGCTAATTCGCGCTTTTTTAGCAGCCGGGGAGAGAAATTTAGGCTTAGGCCGATTCTTTTCCCCTTCGCTCTGATTGAGGCGACTGTGCGCCCCATCTCCTCCGCGATCTCTTCCACCGTATGATCCCCGGCCAGAGACTCAAGCTTATCAAGTTCCGCTCTGGTCCATTGCCTCCAACCTTCGCGCCACTCTTGGGAATAACGCCAGCGCGCCTCATGCACCCGGTCAGCTATCTGCATCGCCAGCCCTCCGAAGAACGTCCATCCGGTGATATACGGCCTTTTCAGAACGCCCCAACTGAGACGCGATCTCGTACACCACCAAACCCTGCTTCATGCCGTCGCGAATAACCTGATCCTGCTCCGGCGTCCATCGCTTGCGAATGACTGCCAGGCTTACGCCGTGCTTGCGTGCGTAGCTGGTTACGGCTCGCTCAGTCTTACCCAGCACTGTTGCGATCATGGCCGGACTTTCCTTTCCTGCCTTCGCATTCAGAAATGCGATGTCGTTATGAGTCCAGCGATTAGACATTATTCACCACCAGGCCAACTACAGACCAGAAAACTACAGCGAAGGTCAGAACGGCGATCATTGCTTTACCACGGTAAGATACTTTCATTGTGAAACCCTTTTGTTGTGTGGGGCTGCGTTATTGCTGCCCCGTTGAAATGAATATTAGCGGAATGCCTTCAGCGATGTTTAGCTTTTCGTGCTCTTTTTGATAATGGCAATCATATCGTCGGATTGCTCCAGCGTGATCCAGTTGCTTTTGTACATGTAAAGCACGTCGTTAATGGCCTTCTGTTGTCCTTCTGTCAGAGGCTCACGACCTGGCAGCATATCGGCAATCCCAACGAAGAATGAGCCTTTTGAGTCCTTGCTATAGCCATAGCAACCGGTAAGGATTCCTTCACGGTAAACAGGAAAGTCAACCTCGTAAGCGCGTCCCGTGTTCTTAGAGAGGAACTCCTGACCAATCACCGGATCGTGACCGCCGTCCCAATACTTCGCAGGCTGGATACTGATAAGCTGGTCAACCTCTAACGCTGGACCGGCGATTGTAATCATTACGCCATTACGCTCCAGTTGCACCTCAACGGATTCTGTCGCCGTGAAGTCTGCACGGCGATTAACGCCTCTAACACGGAATCCTCCAAAACGCTTGAATACTACGTCTGACGCTAATTTTTTCTGAGTCATTTTCTTTACCTTAACGTTGAATGTGATCATGGTTAGTCTTTTGGCTGGTTGGCCCCAGGCGGGGCCGGTTGGATTAGTAGCTCATAACCTTGTCGTGACAGGTCGCCAGGAAGTTGTCTACGCTTTTGATAACACGCGGGGTCAGCTTGGCTGCGTTAAGCTCTTTCAGCTCGACCCACTTCGCCGCCATCGCCTCGTAACGACCGTTGTTAGCGTAAAACGGGTTGCCGCGCAGGAACTTGAAGCCGGAACGGTCGCCTGCGCGGTTCAGGATGGTTTTAACGTCGGTTGCTGTGATTGATGCGCTCATTGTTTTCTCTCCGTTGTGGCTGGCACCATTGCCGCCTTGATAAGAATATTAGCGGGAATCCTCCCGCAATGTTTAGCAATTCGTGCTATTACTTAACTTCGTGGCGGTCAGCATATTCTGCGTAATAGCTGTTGCCGTCCAGAGTTGCCGGGGTCAGTTTGACGATGTAGCCAGCGCCTGATTTTTCGATTGCTTCAAACGGGTAGTACTGACCATTCAGCATATTCTTAACCATATCGCCTGCAACCAGTTGTTTAGTTTTCTTCTGCATCGTCTCATCTCCGTTGTGGTTGGCACCCCGCCGCCCTTGAAAAGAATAATAGCGGGAATGGTCCCGCCAGTTTTAACAAAAAGTGCTATTTGAAACCGCGCTTTTCTTCAGCCTCCAGGACGGCGGCGATAATGGATACCAGAGTTTCAGAGTCGGTATCTCCGTCGTCGCGTTCGATATTCATGCCGCCCGTAACGCTCACAGCTACCGCGTGCCGGTACTGTCCATCGTGTACTGAATATTTGTCAAAGGCCATATCGTAGATGGTCACCTGTCCGACGTATTCAGCTCTCATTTGCGGCGGTCTCTCATTACCTGTCGAGTGATCCGGCGCTGGTAGGCGCTGTCATACTCCAGGCCATAGAAGCGACGCTTAAGCCCCATCATTGAGCCGTAACGGTCGATCATGTAAGACGGGTTGTCGCCATACCGGCTATCAACGTAACCTCTTACTGAGGCCCACACAAAGCCGCAACCTACGAGCCAAACGGATAGCCATACGATGTGATGATCTGACAAAAGAGCGCCGGAAATGGATAAGGCGATCGATGCCGCATATGCGATTAGATATTTGTTTTGCTGTTTCAATTTTCATTCCTCTTAGCTTGGGTCTCTCAGGATGCCACGAACAACCCCGATCATGTAAATCAACTGGATTTTGGTGTAGCCAGCCTCGATCTTGCGGTAGTGCTTATCAATGATCCGGCGCTTAATCGCGTCGCGGTCTTTCATCGGCTTCACGCCCTTCAATTCGGTTTTACACTCCGCTACGACGGCCTTTGCTGCCGCTCTCAGAATGTTGGAGTCGAACACGTTCAAATTTCACCTCGCTCATGCCGAATGGCTAACGATATCACATGGTCCAACAACAGGCCGGTAACGCGCTGAACCTGGCGAGACATTTTACCCTTGTAACCGCGAATTTCTATGATCCGCGTAGCCTCGCGCAAGCCTGGGGTGACGGTGTAAACCTTGCCGTCATACGTGACGCTGTACACCAGGTGCTGGCGGTGCTTACCGGCCCTGCCGATGCTGCGTACCTGGCTCATATCGACGCCCATGCACTTATCAGGATCTGCTCTGCTACGCCCTTAAGAACTTCCAGTGAGTACTCGCCGTAAACGTCTGGCCCGCGATGCGATGCGGTGCGGGTTCGGCCTGGCTCATGGATATTGGCCTGCTTAACCATCTCCACGCGGTCACCGAAATAGGCAACGACAACTCCCAGGCTGGTCATGATGCGGATTACCTCAAGGTGGCTGGAGGCGTTCTTGATTTTGGTTAGGGTAGTCTTAAGGTCGATTGCTTTCATGGCTGATTCTCCGGGTTATGGCCGGTTTCCCGGCCTGGCTGTGATTAGAATGGGAAATCGTCAAAGGTTGCGTCGTCTGCTTCGTCGCTGTCTGCAATGCGGATGCGCTCACCTCGCAGATCCCGATCATCGACAAGATCACCTTCTTTAGGCGCTGCCAACCGACGCAATTTGGCGATGCTGTCGATAACCTTCTGTTGTTCTGCGTAGTGCTTAGCGCGAATGGCTGACAGCATATCTTCCATCGCCTCTGCCGCCATATCTGTTACGTCGTCAGGCAGGCCGAAAGAAATTTCACGCTCACAGATGAAGACATACTTACCTTTTACCGACTCATAAAGACGATAGTCAAAGTTGCCGATTAACAATGCGTTTTCAATCGCGACGCCCTCAGCAAGCACAGTAACATCCGCGAATACGAAAACTTTTTTAGTCTGGATCATGATTTTAATCTCTCTGGTTAGTCCGGCCCGTTGCCGTGATTGGAATAATAGCGGGAATAGATTTTGGAGTTTTAGCAAAAAGTGCTATCAATGAAAAAGGGCCATATCGGCCCTTTCGGTTATGCTTCTCGCGCTGCGTATGCTCGCGGATCGGTGACCTTTAAAACCGCGTCGCTATTAACGAAAACCTCCATTGACGGAAAGCCGTCAGCGTCAATGCAACTGTAAATCACCTGCCCAAACGCCGGTTTAGAGCGAAATAAAACTTTCACCATGAAACCAGCCTGTGAAAAGAACATATCACCGGCTCTTAAATCGGTGGCCGGGACACGGCGCACCCTGAGTTTATTTTTTTGCGTCATTGGCTAAGCTCCACTTGCGGTCATGCTTTTCGATCTCTGCCATGATCAGGACGGCAGACCAAACCAGGCGATCCCGAAAATTTTTAATCGGCGTGTTAGCGTAAAACACCCGGTTGAATCTTTGAGTTGCCGTCTCGTTCTCATGCTTCGGATGATTCCACGGCCAAAGCCTTGCGGCCTTCACCTTATAGTTTGGCGTGTCAGATCCGGCGACAGCAAAAGACGCCCCAGCCAGGGCAAGGATGCCATCTAACGATGAGTCGTCCTGCTGCTGCACTTCCTCTGTGTTGCGCTCGCGGCACTTATCGGCAAGCTCCTGCAACAGCTTTGGCAGTGCTGATACTTCAGCGTCCAGGTAAGCAATAGTCTCCTCTGCTGCCAGCCTGATGCTTTTGGCGTCCTCAATGATAGCCATCACAGCGGAAACGCGCCCAGCCTCCTGGATCTGGGATTTGGTCGCCAGACAAACCTGGCCCATACTGCCGGAATAAAGCGCCTCCTCGCCGTCAGACACTTTTCGGGTGAATGCGTACTCGCGTCCCTGGGCGATGATCTCAAACATCTCGCCGCTGCTGCTGATAAAGTGGTCGCCTGCTTTCAGTTCGCTTACGAATGGCATGGTTAATTTTCCTTCTGGTTGAGTGAGTTTGCAGATTAGCGGGCAATTACGCCCGCTGGTAGGCAAAAAGTGCTATTGAGAGGTTTTTATGTAATACCGGTGATGCGGGAATGCTCTGACGTGATGCTTTATGGCGTGGCCCATACCTAACTGATAGCCAACCTGCTGCATCTCGCCATCTGGCATTTTTAGGTAAATTACTCCCCGCTGTAGCATCTTGATCGCCGTCATCTCATAAATATCCTTGATCCGGCAGTACACTGGCTTGTCGCTCATAAATCCCCCTACTGAACGTAGCCCAGCTTGCTCTTGAGCCGTAAAATTTTAATCTCCAGAGCCATACGAAACAGCGCCTCCTGGGTTTCGTGCTTACCGGTGTCATCCCCGCCGCTGGTGAAGATGGTTTCAATCGCTGATGCTGGCAAATCGTCCTGCCTCTGCTGGAGGGCATTAAGTTTTCTGAACAATGCGTCTCTTGATGCTTTTGCCATGATTACTCCTAAAGCATGATCTTGCCAATGAATGCCCCAGGTTCGGGGCGGTTGTTCGTCATGAATAAATGAAGATACCACTTGAGAACATGTTGATCGTGCTGGCCGGGGTTCACCCGGCGCGGCTTATCCTTTGTACGCTTCGCCATATACCATCCGCCCAACGTAGTGCTGCTTCAGAATATCCGGCGTCAGGCCTGGGAATAGGCCGGTCTGCTCAAAGTCCCAGGTCGTGGTCATTATCCCGGCGCACTGAACGCAAGTAGTCTGGCCGTGCTGGTGAGCACCTTCGCCTTTCCCGTGGTGGCAGTGGCGAGACTTCGCCATCTCAGCCTCCCACATTGATTGCTGAGCAATAGCCAGGATGATCTCAAAGTCTTCTGCATCAACTCCTGCCGTCGTCAGCCCAGCCTCTTTAATCGCCGCCAGCGCCCGGATATAGGTGCGCAAAAACTCCGCGTTATCATTGGTCATTAGTTGCCCGCCTTGATCAGTGCCGTCACTTCCGCCAGGAGTTCGTCAGAGACTGTCCGGCCCCGGATAAGTGCTGCAATCGCATCTGCCATCGCTTCAATATCCATAATGATTGGAATTTGCGTAGCTGAGTCGCTCCAGGCGTCGCCGATTTCCGGGAGTGACTCTTGAGATTCTATCAACTCGAACGCTTCCATAGAATCGCCCGGGGACCAGTAGCAATACTCTGGGCATTCAATATATGGCTTGCTTTCGAAAAGCCACACTTCGCCATCTTTATCAACTGCAAGGTAGCGATATTCTGCAACCTCTGACGCGGTAAGTGTGACCTGCTTGCTGGTGCCATTGATGGTGATTTTACGCTCTTTCATGGTGATTCCTTGTGGCGGGAACCGGCCCCGCCTGGTTGGTTAAAATTTGGAGTATTCCGCAAGTGCTTCGGTCTTCATCTGCTCAGCACGGTAAAGCCGCTCAATAAGCTCAAGTCGCTCACTGCCTCTTAGCCAGTCCTGGATCTGAAGTCTGGCTTCTTCGCTGAACTCCTCTAGCGCCTTGGCAAATTCCGGGTACGCGTGCTTGCTCGCCTTTGCGATAGTTGGCAGCTCATTGTGACCGCTTGTCATCGCGTATCTCATCATGTTAATCAGGTTGATCAGTTGCTTTTCCGTGTAAGCCATATCAGGCGGCCCGCTGCGGTCAAGCTGAGCATCGCTGCCGGAAAGCTTTGCGCCTGATTCGTGGGTATGGCCGTCCATCGTAACGCCTTCGGTTTGAATGGTGCCGGTAATCTGAACGCCTTGATCGTCGTGTTGAATTGCCATCGGTGATTCCTCTCTGGTTGGGTGAGTGGCGATTATATCCACTCACCGATAATACGTTTTAGCTATTCGTGCCTTTCAGCCTGGCAACTTCAGCCTCAAGATCGGCTATCCTCTGGCGGAGTTCCTTTATCGTGTCGGACTCGCGAGCCTGATTTCTCGCCTCATAGAAATCCTTGTTAAGAACCGCCGCGACGTCCTGCCAGCATTCCCCGTCCTGCATTTCATAGTGAACCTGCGGGAACTCACCGGTCTGGAGGAAGTTAACCACCTGGCTGTTTTCGATGAAATTGTTGCAAAAGCTTAGGTACGGCGTGCTAATAACGTCGCCAACTGAATAGCTAACGCCCTTCCTCAACACAACCAGTGATAGGCCATCTTCGCTAAGTCCATAACGCGAGTTTATTGCGCTGATTATTTTCTTTCGTTTCTTCTCCTCATCATCAGCGGCCTTCCTATTTTGCTCCACTGCCTGCTGTATTTTCTTAATCCGATCATCCCTTTTCAGCCTAACCTCATCGGCTGCAACTTCCTTCAGCATTTTCCTGATGCTGGCGAATGGAATTTGGCCCCGCTGCCACCGCTCGTACTTGCCGACCGGATCGCCTGGCCTGGTCTTTGCGTCCTTCCGCGTGTTCTGCGCCTTCCACTTCAGCCCGGTTGGTGACTCTTCGCAGAGTTCGAAATTTTCCATTGCGCTGGTACGGCTTATTTTCTTTGACAACATCATTTTTTGCTCCTCCGTTTTGAGGTGCTCACACTATCATTTAGATCCTGCTGAGTTGTTGCAAAAAATGCTAACGCATGAAATAGTTTCTCAATGGAAAAGTATTAGCGGTGCCTGAAAACGTGTTTTTCTGTAAACACCTCGCGCCTACTGCCACAAGGTCTAAGCGGTGTTTTAATCTATCGTTTTATCCGTCGGTTTCCAGATGTTTACAATAAACATCGTAAGTTATTGATATTAATGCCATTATCAAAAAACTCTTGACACCCTGTCCAACCTCCGTGTAGTGTGGGCTGCTAAACACTTTTATTTATCTAAATAAATTTGTTTTGCTGCCCACCGAAAGGAACGGTGAATGATGTAGTTTTTAAGGGCTAAAAGCATCCGGTTCCACATCTTCAACCGGCACAACTCCCGCCATCGTCTGATAGCCAATCACATTCAAAACCGCATACCTCCGCTGCACTCCGAACCTGGTAACCAAATCGTCTGGCCCCCACCCGCAAAACTCCACCATGTATCTCATGGCATACATCTCCTGCTTAGTCACCCTGGCACCATGACCCTGGCGATTGAGATTGTAGTGCTTGCCTAACTTCTCCTGCACCACGTCCTTACGTCCCCTGTAAAACTTCATGCGCACCTCAATAAAAAGGCCCGCCGTAGCGAGCCATGTTGGTTAGTAGCCCCGGTTACGCCTTGATAGCGCGTCCAGGTATGGATTGTGAAGCCTGCTACATGCCTTGTCATAGGCCCAGGCCGCTATCTCAATCAGAGCCATTACAGCCCATGCACCCCAGGCACCACCGGCAAAGAAAAGCGTCATCGTGCCAACACTATCAAAGCCGCACACCTGCCAGATAAACCACATGAGCGTTTTGGTCAGGCCGATGGATACCGGGACGAAAGACAGCAAGGCGATTGCCACACTGGCCGGGATCATGGTTACCCACTTATGACGGCTTGCGAACAGGTACAGACCGATTACGAAATCATCCCAGAGTTTCATGCCACACCTGCCTTTACCTGCGCTGCACGGATGCGAGCCAGATCCATAATGCGACGATATGCCTTGCCACGGGGAAAGCAGCGGTCCAGCTTAGCGCGGCTTTTCATCTTGCGATGCTCAAAGTGATACACGGGCATGACCTTAAATCCGCCATCCTCGCCAGCACCTTCAACAAGCTGCTCGCCAGTAATTACCAGGCGGTGACGGTAGTAATGTGACGGCACGCTGCCCATGCGGTGAAACTTATCCATCAACTCTGCATACTGAGCCATGTGGTGAAGCATGGGGATCATGACCAGCTTTTTGCGCCAGGTCTGACGGCCTCCATCGGTGATGACCGGCACTGCGGTTGCTGCTAATTGGTTGCTTACTGCGATGCTTGCCTTGCTCATTCGGAGCCTTCCTATTGATGATTTGATTGTTGCGCGTGGTGATTTGCACACCGAGAATTATTGCGTTATCTGCATCAATTGGTAAATCAATTCGATACAGTGTACCGCGATGTGATACAGCTAGTTGACCCGGCCAACCTGGCTATCAGGCAGACAGCTTAATCCGCCGCGATTGTACTCCTGATACTTCCAGCAAGTGACGTTGCGCTGGTCATCGTGAAACACTTTGATGCCTGACGCGTTATAGGCGTTGTGCTCGTTTGCCTCAAGCTGCTGCCGCTGCTCTGCTGGCATTGCGTCGCGGGCCTCCTGCTTCTCTACGAGCTTATTGCCGATGTATCCGGCTGCGAGAAGTCCTGCGATGAGGATTAACCATTTCATGCTGATTCCCTTGATGTGCTGACTGAGTGGCAATTCTCTCACCACCCAGCCAGATAGGTTTAGCTATTCGTGCTGTCGCCAGCGGTTGCCTTAAGCGGCTTGCGCAGAAGCACGTTGCCACCCTTCAGATCGACGTAATACTTCAACTCGAACTCATCCGGCGAATAGAAGGCGTTCATCTCGCTAATGATCCAGCCGCTATCAAGCTGCTCCTGAAGTCCGGGGCTGATATGGCTCAGCCCTGCTGCTGGAATGTCAGACAGAGCATCCAGATGCTCGCCAGCGTTGAAAGACAGCGCATCAGCCTTATCGTCGCGCCGGTGCTGAGCAATATCCTCATCGGTGAGAGGCGCTGATGGTTCAGAGTCGTCGGACTCAACCAGGCTGAAGGCGTCAAAGCTGATTTCAACGTCCTTTCGCTCCTGCTGGTCATGCACCATGTTAGACAGATAGCCCATCGTATCGGTAGCGCCCATGCTGTTGGGCGTGGTGATGATGCCGGAACTGATGTTAATCAGCGCCATGCTGCCGCTCTCGTAAACCTTCGCTGAGTAATGCCAGTGTTTCATGCTGCCACCATATTTTCTGGGTTGAGAGTCTGATTGTGGTTGACGCCTTCGAACTTGATCACGGCCATGCCATCAGGCGTGATGTCTACGATCTGGCCGAACTTGCCGTTAAACATGCCTGGCTTCATGTAGCGGATCTTCTGGCCCACGGTTACAGCTACAGTGACGCCGTTCTGCGCCTTGATTAATACGGTTGACATTAGTTAATTACCTCACAGTTGCTAAAGATGAATGCTGTCTGTTGTGACGCACGGATTATGGCATAGGCCATCCCATCGTCGCGACGCCAGAATACGAATCGCTTTTCGCCGTTGATAATCTGAGCGATGCTGCTCCCGTCCTGGCGCACGTTGAGCACCGGTGACATTGTGGTTGCTGGCGTCTCGTATTTGACTGCGAACTGATTGCCGAAGTCGGTAACCAGGGCGCGCTGCTTATTGTCGTCCTCACATCGCTCATAACGCGTGTCTGCGTTGATGCACGCCTTAACGTGACACCTGAGCCGCATTGCGTCCTCTGCGTGGCTCTCCGTGGCGCACAGGCCGATTAATCCAGCCAGTGACATAGCGATGATTGACTTCATTTCGTTCTCACCTCGTTAAACTGCTCAACGTGAACAAAAACATCCTGTCCGGCCTTATTGCTGCGCTCGGTCTGAAGCTTGATCATCGCCTCATGCGCGCCGATTGGGTCGATATCGGGCATGGTGATAAAGCCGTTAAACTGCTGAGCAACATCCATGGTGCCCTTGTGGCAACAAACGCCGCTCATGAAATAAGTCACGCTCATGTTAAAACGCTCCAAACCAGATGCCGATGCCGTGAAAGATTGCTACAGGGAACATAATAGCGCCTGCAATCAGGAAGCCCCAGGCATGATCGGCAAGACAGGTTCCAACGTGAGTGATCCAGGCTGCGACGCATACGATTACAATGATGAGAAATGGCATAATTTTTAACCTCAGTTATTGCCCGGCGCACCGGGCTGATTGATTAGTTGAATTTGATGGTTTTGCCGTCTAAGGTCAGGCGGTCGCAAACGTCGGTCACTGCGTCAACAACCATGAAGTCACCGAAAGCACAGGCCAGGGCATTCAGGAACTTTGCTGGAACCAGGCCGCAAGCCGGATTATCGAACAGTGCTGATTTAACAGATGCTTCGTATGCACTTTTTCCAGTTGCTGACTGGCAAAGATTCAATGCTTCAGCGTTGCGCACGGCGTGAAACTTGAAAGTGTGAATCGCTGTCTTAACGTTGAACTTTTGCATCTGGATATCTACCGGGGTTTTTACTGTCATGTTTTCCATCGCTTTGGCCTCTTTTGTGTGGTTGGCTGCGTTCGCTGCCGATGGAAAGCATATTACCGGGGTTGCCCCCGGCGTGTTTGGCAAAAAGTGCTATTTGAGTAATAGCGGGCGGAATGATGTGAAGTCGGTCAGGAATGGGTAGGCGCTGAATACGCTGTGAAGCACTATCACGCGGCCATTGTGATTAAGGTTGCGATATTCACCCGGCGTCATCCCGGTCAGCTTTTTAAAGTCCCGGCAGAAGTACGAAAGCGAGCGCCCGTAATACTCCGCGATATCCAGGAGAGAATGCTTTGACGTCGCAAGATCCTGGCAGATGCAGCGCATCCGAAAGTAGCGCATGTATGACGCTGGGCTTAGGCCGGTAACCTTGCTGAACTCCTCGCCCCATGAGCATCTGTAATACCCCAGGGCGCGCTCAATGTTACCGACGCGCACATTCTTACCCTCTTCAATGGCGTTCTCCATGATCGCCTGAATGGCTCTGATAGACACGTTCATTAGTTGCCACCATTAATGTTTCGCAGAACGGCAGCGCGCATCCAGTTAGCGCCCATAGTGAAATCTTGCTTATTGCCAACGTAGCCAATCGCGCTCATCGCTTCAGATGCGGGGTTTTTCCAATTATCAAATTCACCCGGCACCAGATCAGCAAGGCCAGCGGCGGGCGCGGGTCGGGTGAATAGCTCAAACTCCCCCACAGGCTTCGCGGTAGTGCCATCTTCTAAATTCTGATACCAGGCAAATCCTTTTTCATTACCGCAAGCTACAGGCTCCTGCATATACAGCTCTGCCAGCTTTGCCTCTGCTGCTTCTGCGCGCCCGCGATCCTGCTCAGCCTGCAAGATGATACGCTGCACCGCCTTTATTGATTCATAGTTGCCATGCACAACCAGATTTCCGGTGCCATCGCCAACTCCAACGGAACAGCTCTGGCTGGGATTGCCGAAAAGTGAAACGCGTCGAGCCTCTGCCAATTGAGACTCAAGCGAGGAAATATACTCATCGCGGTTTCTCACTTGCTGCGTCAGGCTCTGCACCTTGCGGCCCAGGCCAACCAGATTATTCACGATTGACTGATAGGCCATCTTTTCATGTCGCTTGCCGAACGTGTTAACCAGCGTGAAAACCAGGCGCCGCTGCTGCTTTTTGCACTTTGTCATTTGTAGATCCTCTTCTTAAATTCAGATTGCGAGCGATCAATTGCCTCTCGCGTCGATTGCCCCACACCCTGCCCACCAGGCTGCACCCTGACCACCTTCTGCGGCGGCTCGTTGATGTAGGTCATCTTGCCTGGCGTGAATATGGCGACGTCCTTAACTGCTCCCTTGCCACCAAAGGCAGCGATAATCCGCGTGATATCCTCATCAATCCCCGCCTCTATCGCGTGCTCTTTGACGGCAGCGGCCCCGCGCTTAACCTCCACTACTGAACCTCACCTTCAGCCATTGACGGCGACATATAACCGCGACTACTACCAGAATCATTCTGTCGATCGAGATATGCCGCGTGCTGACCTGTGCGCCGCTCCTGCTTCACTGCCTTACATGATTTTGAGCAAAAACGCCCCCAACCGCGCTTACGGTCAGCAAGGCGGGCCATAAATTCAGACCCGCAAGATTTGTTTGCGCACTTAACTTTAACCATTGTTGCCATTACATTTGCCCCCAAAAACGTTCGTGACGAACACCGCCTTCATATGCTGCGGTCAGTTGGTAGTTAGCGAGGTTGTTATAGCGATCCCGGGCCTTATCGGTCTTGCACTGACGGGCAAAGCGCGCCAGTTGCTGAGCCAGAAACAGCTTTTCGCGGTTAAGCTCGTTGCCGATTGGCGGGTATTTTTCGCCTAACTGGAGTGATGATAAAGCGATTGGGTAAGGCATCTGGCCGGACTGAGTAACCAGACGATGCTTTTCGAATGAATAAAGCATTCCTTCATTGCGGAATTTTTCGATTGGGTTGATTGGCTGGCACATAGTGATTTCTCTCTCTTCTGGGTGAGAAAGCATAATAGCGGGGCTTGCCCCGCGTTGATTAACAAAAAGTGCTAAAAGGGAATGCAATTAGGACAATCGCCCAGGATGCAGCACTGATCATCTAAAAGCGGGTGATTGTCATGAAACACGGCGCGGGCGAAACCTCGCGGCGTCAGTGAGCGCAACTGCTTAGTCCTCGCTGACTTTCCGCCAGTCCATCGCCAGGCCCAAAAGTAACCGATATTAATCGGTCCTGGCTTCTTCTCTGGCATCTCGAAACCGTTGCCATGCCAGATGCAAGTCTTCTTTGTGTACCCATCAAAGAGAGGCATACGAGGGTGATACGGCTGATCCTCCTCAGTCATGTAGCCGCCGTACTCATGAGGATCAAAATACGCATTCGGCTTGCGCCATAGGGTTGATAGCTTGCCCACTGGATTCTCTGCCATCCACGCGCAGTTATAGAAATCGCCCATCGCTTCAACCAGTTTGGCATTAGCCAAAGCAACCTGAATATCATCGGCATTGCGCTCATGCTGCTCACCTGACACGGCAAAAAGCGTGCAATCCGGGAAACCAAAGATGATATCGGCTGGCGGTATCTTCTCTGAACCGATGAAGTCCAGGAACTGATCCAGCCCCTCGATCCAGATATCAACGTAATTGATATTCGGGTGATCGACTCGCCCCACATACTCACCATGATTCCCCTTGCTGGAGTTGAAGCAGAAGCATTTTGCCCCTGCCTTCGCCCACGGCTCAACCATCAAGCCGGAACCATCGAAAAGCGAATATACAACAATATTACTGCTCATTCTTCAGGCGCTCCAAATCCTTTTCGTACTCGTTACAGTCTTTGATTATCTGCTGGTGCCAGCGGCTGCGCGGGTGATTGGCATAGAGATCTTCAAACGACATATCCAGAGATTCAGCGAACTCAATACCTTCTTCTGTCGTGCTGATCAGACCTCGGCAAAGCAGAGTCATCGCTACCAGGTTGGCGAAATACTCCCACGCCGAGTTACGATTTCCGTTAAGTTTCTCAGTCATTTCAAACTCACTTCATTGGTTTAAGGAAAAGGCTAAGGACTGTTGCGCCCTGGCGAATGACCGCGTTAATAGTGCCGGTCTTCTCTTTCTGGAAATTGAGTTCAACCTCACCAGTGCGCGAGCCGATAGCCTTAGTGAGTGCCGTGATCTTGCCCAGGACGTGGGCGCTGAGTTTTACGCTGCTGATCGCGCCGTGCGTCATCGCCATGTGTGGCCGAACATCCGGGTATGGGTAGCGCAGCACGCGAGCGCCTGACACGGCCTTAAACTGCTCCGTCAGGTCGATATCTGCAAGCGTGGAATGGCTTACGATCCGGTCAAGGAAGTAGCAAAGCTGCATATCAGTATCAATAACGGCCATGCTTACGCCTGCCGGGATGTGGTCGATCTTGACCAGGTAATCCGCACGCTGACGCGGGTTCAGTTTGTTCTCACTGACCAGAAGAAGCTTGCCGTCGCTGCTGATAATCTGTTCTTTGGTGATGAAAACGCCATTCAGCGCCAGGTTTGTCTCGCGGTTTCCTTTGATGATATTGTGAGCCTTCAGGATCTTAACTGGTACGATGATTTTCATTTTGGATTCTCGTTTGGTTAGTGGTAGCGGCCCTTTCGAGCCGCCTTCAGATTAAAAGAACGTGTCGCCGCTTGCTTCGCAAATCGTGCGGTCAATCATCCTGATCTTCACTGGCACCCGGTGGCGTCGGAACACGAACACCCATGAGCCTTTATTGTTCCCGTTGCCGGTCTTGCCCGTTATCGCGTTGACGAACTGCACGCGTCCGGATCGGCCGGCCGAACCTTTAACGCCATCGTGAGCGATGATGTAAGCCTCAGCCGCGTTATCCATTGCGGTACGAAACCACAACGTGGACACGTCGTCAGGAAGCAGCATATACACCACGGAGCCGGGGCGCTCTCCCTGCACTACTGCGTGCTCAACCCAGGGAAGAATGTTGCTGTATGGCGGATTGAGCCAGTATTTTTTACCTGCGTCCCAATCAAAGGAAAGTGCGTCATCAGTCTCTGAGAAAAACGACTCACAGAGCGCGTTGTGCTCGTTCGCTGCTGCGTCGATATCGAACCCGCCAGCCATCTGCGCGAAGTGATTAAACAACCACTTTGGCGTTTGCCATGCGTCGCGGGCAACGTCCGGCGTGTTGCTCCCCAGGTGGCGCTTTCCGGTTACCGCGAAGTGTTTGCAGGGTTTAACGGCCTGGTAGTGACCTGCGAGCGCGTAGCGTCGTGACACCTGCAATTCAGCCGCTGATACCCCGTCGCCGCCCAGAATATCCTCCAGGTCAAAGGTTGCCTTGTCGTTATCGTCTTTCATCAGATCGCCTTGTCAGTTGAGCCGAAACCGCCCGCGCCGCGCTTTGACTTTGGTTCAATCGTGCCGAACTCGAAAGAGACATATTCAACCGGCGCGATCTCGCCTTGGCAAACGGCGACCTGATTTCCTGTCTGAATTTTGTTGCAAAGCTCCGCAAGAAAAACAGCACCCTGCCGATCATCAGCGCGGAGTTTAACCAGAACTTCGCCCTCATAATCAGAATCTATGATCCCGGTAGAGTTGCACAGGCGCACTCCAAACTTAAAACCGTGGCCGCTGCGTGAATACAGGCGCATAACCCAGCCGTCAGGAATATCAAATTTCAGTCCGGTGTGGATGGTCAGCGTTTGATATCCTACGCCATCAATGGCGATCTCTGCGGAATTAATCTTGCAGGAAAACAGGTCAAAACATGCCGCGCCGTCCGTGCCGTAAGCTGGCATGATCGCGTTAGGCTCGGTCTTTTCGATGGTGATATTCATTTGCTCTGTCATTTCTTGTCCTTAGTGCTTCGTATTGGTGAGGTTGCATATTACCGGCACAGATCCGGCGATGTGTTGCAAAAAGTGCTATTCGATGCGCCATACAGCAATCAGGCCATCGCCTGCGTTGTGCGTGCGGAACCGGCGCTGAAGGTTGCCGCCAGTGTAGTTCACCGCCGCCGCCGCCTGACGATAGGTCTGCTGGTGATTTATTAACATCGTTTCCCATAACGGCAACTGCTTAAGGTGCATGAAATACCATTCGCCCATAGATCGCCCCATGCGCTGCTCCTGGCTGGGGATGGTCTTCATCCGATAACGTGAAATGTCGGTCCGGTTACCCTCTGGATCGTACTTGCGCTTAACCATTGACAGCTCCAATTTTCTTATCCAGTACCTTACTGGCCTTCGTCTGACCAACGACGCGCTTTCCTACCATCGCCCACACTGGCAGATCGTTTTCTTCAGCATAAATCATCGTGTCGATATCCTCACCGCGTGCAACTATGCCCGCCGCCCTGCCGCCGATAACCCTGGCGATGTGGTCCACGTTCTGAGGTGAGTACGCAACGATCACTGTTACCCCGGTCTGATGGTAGACGTGCCAGCCGTCCGTCAGCCGCTCGCAGATTACGATCTTCTCTGAGCCGTCTATCACGGTCCCGGCATTGTAGGAAATATCCCCAGCCAGGAACTGACTGATCCCGTCGATATTCGTCGTCGATACGTTGCACAGCCTGCCGCGTGTCCCGTCAGAGTTGATGCGGTTTACCGGGTTAACCCAGCGCCACAACGACGGATCGAGCAAGTCAGGATCTACGCTGCCTTTGCGGAACCTGATGAGCACTGACGCCGGACTGATACCTTCAATCCTGGTGACCGGGCATGCCGGATAACTCACTGCACCCGCCAGGCGCTCCGCTGCCTCCTGCTCTGGCATTTCCTTGCCGTAGTCCATCATCGGCGCTGACTCGATAGCCTTAACCGCTGCGCGCCGCTGCTCTACCGGCTGGCCGCCGATAAACTTGCCTAACTCATTCACCGCGTCACTGAAGTTAAGCTGTGAGATGCGCTGGTAAAGCTGCATTCCGTCACCGCTGCCGCATGAGTTGCAGAAGTATCCGCCGCTGCCGTCCGGTGATCTGGCCTTTGGCTTCCTGTCGTCAAATCTGAACCTGTCCTTACCTCCGCAAATCGGGCAAGGGTAGTGCTTCTTCGGGTGATAGTTGTTCAGGTTTAGCCCGGTCAGGGCGAATATGGCATTCTGCCAGTTGCCGGTCATACGCGGCGCAATGTCTTTCCATTCGTAGATCATGAGTAAACCTTCTTCTTATTGCCCGCCATGTAACTCCCCCTCAGCTTTCCTTTGTCCCACTTCAGATCCGGCCTGCAAAATATGGCCGTAAACAACCTGGGCCTGTCGTTATGAATACGCTCTGCCACGGTATACGGTATTCTCTTCCACGATCTGACGCCTGAAAATGGTATATTGAAGCGTTTCGCGAATGCTGCGGCACCTCCGTAAGCCTTCATAACAATGCGATATCTCTCCTTTAATCCGGCGTCTCGCTCCAGTGATCTTTGCTTCGTTGTATATCCGATTGCTGACATTTTTATTGACTCTATCTGGATAGATGAATCAGAATAGCCAAACTATTACCAATTAGCAATGTAAAAAGGTATCCCATGTTATCAATTGAAAAGCAGATTGCTGACACCGATTTGCAGGAAATGATCAGGTTATTTCCGAACGCACCTTATGAGCCGTACTCATACCAGTTAGCAGTATATGGCGTTGCCGCTGCTGAGATTCGCAGTTACTCGCACCCGTTCATCATTAAGGCTGCGGTGTCTGCCGGTAAGACAACGATAATCAGCCTCCTCACAACCACTGTACAGCGGCTTAATATGCCCGCAATGGTTCTGTCGCGCCAGGGTGAGATCGTTGAACAGGATGCCGCTGAGATGTGGAATTTCGGAGTTAAAAACTCCATCTTCTGCGCAAGCCTGAACATGAAGTCAACCAGCAATAAAATCATCGTCGGAAGCGAAAAGACGGTATCTAATGCGCTCATGAATGAACTGGAGCACTTCGCGCCGCTGGTCCTGCTGATCGATGAGTGCCAGCATGTTGACGTGGATGATTTAATCACCAGTGAACAGCGCATCGTGAGAAAGGCAATTTCCACGATTGATGATCAAGGTGAGCCGATTGAGGTTGAAACGGAATACCAGGGCGAAACCTACGAGGATATGATAGAGGCTGGCCGCTCGCAGTACACGATCATCATCAGGACTCTGCAAGAGCGATGCCAGCGCATCCACGGTCGCCGGATGAGGATTTGCGGCCTGACCGGCACCGATTTCCGAGGCGTTCAGCCCATCATCAATGAGGATCTGAACACCCCAGGATTCTGGCGCAAAGCCGTGTGTGATATCTCCACTGATTACCTGGTGAAGTTTGGCGCTGTCGTCCCGACTCATTTCGGCGACACCGGATCACTACACTATGACCTGGCGCAATTCAGAAGCTCCGGCGCGGACGGTGACGCGGAGTTCTCAGCGGAGAAGATGCGTCAAATGCAGTCAGCCATCCACGACCAGGAGAGCATGACGAAGGAAATCATGATGGATGTGTATCAGCGCACCCTGCACCGCAATAGCGTGCTGGTTACATGCGCCGGTAAGCGCCACTGTGAAGAAGCCGCCGCTGCGCTTCCACCTGGCACAACGTACTGCATCATCACTGACGCAACAGGAGATAAGCAGCGCCGCCAGTACCTGAGAGACGTTTACGACGGCAAGATCAAGTTTACTTTCCAAGTTGGGTGCCTGACCACCGGCATTAACATCCCGATTTGGGATACCGGCGTCATCCTGCGCAAGATCGGATCGCTCACGCTACTGGTTCAGCTTATTGGGCGCACTATGCGCAAGCTGAAGAAAGAACAGATAGCCGCTGGAATAGTCAAGAAAGATGCGATGATTCTTGATTATTCGGAAACAATGGAAGAACTCGGAGAACTGTACTTCAACCCGGTGCTTGAGCAATACCATTACGAGATCGCCAGCCAGAAGAAGGAATTTAAACACTGTCCGGCCTGTCAGAAAATGGGGAAAATTGGCAAGAATGGCGAGCACGCACGCCGCTGCATCAATGAGCATGGCATAGCGCCAGCGCGCCTCCTCAGTCGCGATGAATGGCCTAAAGGTTATCTGTTACGTCCGGCACGCAAGCGCCGCTACAGCTACCCTACAGAGCGTTGTGAGTACTTCTGGAAGTTCCGAGTCTGTGAAGATACGCTTGATAACACCGGGCGACTGATTAAGAGCGGTTGCGAGACCAGGAACGATATCACGGCGCGATTCTGCCGCTGTTGCTCCGGCACGCTGATCGATCCCAACGATAACCTGAGCAAGAAGCATTACACGGAAAACGATTATTATGACGTGGTGCGCTTCAGGATCACGCCAACAAAGAATCAGACCAGCCTGATCTTTGAATACATGCTGCAAGATCCGAAAGACGGGCGCTCATTCCGTGCGTCTGAAATGTTCTCGCCTGCATCTGATAACAACGTCGCGATACGGTTATGGCGCGATGCGTGCAGTACTCACATCCCCAACAGTGAACTTGCTAAACAGGTTGGCAGTATCCGTAACGCTATCGCCGTGATGCAGTACGTGAGCGAGTTCCACAGCCCGATAAAAACCACTCACCGCAAGGGCAAGGGCGGCAAAGATATTCTTCATAAAAAGGTGTTCGCGTGAAATTAATTGATGATGCTTATTACGAGTTTTACGATGGGCCGACAGGCCCAAGAGGTTCAAGCCGCAAGGAGAAGATGGAACAGGTCGATGCCGTGGCATTCACCCGCTATAACTTCCCTGGGGTTCTCTTCTTCCATCCGGTTAATGAGGGGAATATCCCGGTCCAATACCGATCAAAGCTCGTTGAGCAGGGTATGCTGGCTGGGATCTCTGACTTCGTTATCCTGAAGCCGTCTCGGGAGTTTCACGGCGCGCTGATCGAGATGAAGCGCAGCAACAAGAGCGACAGCAAGGTTAGCCCTGACCAGATCGATATACTGAAGCAGGCTCGATCTGATGGATATTTCACCGCGATAACCTACGGTTTCGAGGAGTTCAGAAAAGCCTTGCTTTACTACTTAGATTAGTAATAGAATCCTCCTCGTTGACCACTAACGGGGAGTTTTTTTCATGTATAAATCAAGAGTGTTTGAGGCTCACGAACTGAGCAACGAGCAATACCACGCCGAAAAAGAACACGTATCAGGCTCATTCCTGACGACGCTGTTAAATTACTGTCCAGCAAAAGCAAAATTCAGCAAGCCAAAGGACGCCAGCCATTTTACTTTTGGCACCACGGCGCATACCAATATCCTGGAGCAAGAGCGGTTCGATGCTGAGTATATCCGAATGCCTGATCAGTCAGAGTTTAAGGATCTGATTACCAGCGAAGCCGGGATCAAGTCTTTCCTGAAGGCTGAAGGCGTTGCCGGTTATAGCTCCAAACCGCTTGATGAATTGCTGCGCATGGTTGACGCCACCGGAAAAAACCCAGCCATCTGGCATCGTGTTGTGAAGGATGTAGAGGAAAGAGCCAAAGGCCGGATCATCGTTCCTGGCAAAGACTTTGACCGCGTTCAAGCGATGCGAGACGTTGTGCTGAACAATGGCCCGATGCGTGAGGTTGTTCTATCTGGCGTTCCTGAGCTGTCTTTGTTCACGATGCTCAATGGCGTAAAGGTGAAGGTGCGTCTGGACCGCGTTACCGCTGACGCCTGCATCGTTGACTACAAATCAACGAAATCAGCGGAGCGTCGTGAGTTCGGACGCCACGCGCTGAATCTGGGTTACTGGCTTAAAATGGCTCTACAGCACGACGTATTCACGACGGTTTACGGATACGCGCCGACAGCCGTTAAATTACTGGCACAGGAGAAGGAAGATCCGTTCCTGGCGAAAATGTACCGGCTAACTGAGTTCCAGTTGAACGAAGGCCGCAAGCAGTATCAGGCCGCGCTGGCGCTGTACAAGCGATGCCTTGAATCCGATGTTTGGCCTACCTACGGCCTGAGCAATGAAGAAGAAGAATTACACACTCCAGAATTTTATAAGGCGAAATAAGATGATCTACACCGATAAGAAAGACGAACTGATCCCGGCACTGTTTAAGGCTCGCAAGGCCATGTCTTCAGGCGCGAAGAAGAACACCCAAAACAACCACCTGAAAAATAAATATGCGAACCTTGAATCTTTCCTCCATGCCATCCGCCCAGCCCTTGAGGCGGAAGGTTTGATGATCCAGCAGTCGTGGGAAGTTGGCGCAGAGAAAAGCGTGATCTATCTCAATACTGAAGTTATGCACATCAGCGGCCAGTCGATGCAGGTTACCTCACCATTCCCGATCAGCAAAGCTGACGCTCACGGCATGGGTTCCGCTATAACTTACGCCCGCCGCTATGCGATTGCGTGCATCTTCGGTATCGCTCAAGCGGACGATGACGGTAACGCTACTCGTAAAACGAGCACAGACGTTGTAAAATCGCTTGAACAGGCGGAAACGGTTGAGCAACTGTCGGAGATCTACCGCATTGCAATGGGGCCGAAATACTTCGGCGGAGACAGCGCAGCAGGCCGCGTAATCACTGCGAAATACAACGAGCGCAAGAACGAACTGATAAAGCCGGGTGAAGGGTTCCGCCCATCAGCAGCACGACAGGCACCCCAGCCAGTAGATGAGCCTCAATTGGCTCAAGATGCTGCTCCTTCTGACTTCAACGAGTTTTGATTAATTCGGGGCGCGCACAGCGCCCTAATAACTGGAAAGATAAATAATGGCATCACGCGGCGTAAATAAAGTAATCCTTGTCGGTAACCTGGGGAACGATCCGGAGATCCGTTACATGCCTAATGGCGGCGCAGTCGCCAACATTACCGTAGCAACCTCAGAAAGCTGGAACGATAAGCAGACCGGCGAAAAGAAAGAAGTGACAGAATGGCATCGAGTCGTGCTGTTTGGCAAGGTCGCGGAGGTCGCGGGCGAGTACCTGAAGAAAGGCTCCCAGGTTTACATTGAGGGCCAACTGAAAACGCGCAAGTGGGAAAAGGACGGCGTTGAGCGTTACAGCACTGAGATTGTTGTGAACGTTGGCGGCACCATGCAAATGCTCGGCGGCAAAGCACAGGGCGCAGGCAATGGCAACAACAGCAATGGCGGCGGGTGGGGTCAGCCTCAACAGCCTCAGCACTCCGGCACACCTAACAATAAGCCACAAACCCGCCCAGCAGCCAATCATCAGGGCGCAGCCCAGAATGGTGAGCCGCCGATGAATTTTGACGACGATATCCCGTTCTGATATAGGTTGAAAAAATGATTTTACTTATTGCAGAGGTTCGGAAAAGTAAGAAGGTCACCCAGGCTGAATTAGCCGAAATGACCGGGATTAATCAGCGCATGATCAGCAGGTTTGAAACGGGTATGACAGTCCCGCGATTAGACCAACTGATTGCTATCATGAAGGCGTTAGGAGCGCAGTGGGATGATGTTGTAGAGTTATAAAAGAAAAGGGCCGAAAGGCCCTTTTTTATTGCTTAGATAACGACACCACGATCCGCCATTACTCTAAGAGTAGTTGTCAGCAGTGCGCTGATCTCCTCTGCGGTCATCTTGCGGTTGTAGAAAGCAACCAGGCCGATCTTGCCGGTGTAGCCGTTCTTAGTTGGTGATGCAACCTCAGCAGGGATACCGTTCAGATAGAAGATATCGCCATTGTTCTTAGGCGGCACAGGCCATCCCGCGCCCAATGGGTTAAGCGAGTTAGGGAAATACTTATCTACACGGGCTGAGTTCCATGAAACGGCCTGAGCAACCCAGGTTGTGCCGTTGCTAAATGGCGTCTGAAGCTGGTTAACGGCTGGCGAAGTAACTCCCGTGCCAACCTGAATAAACTCACCACCATTGGCCTGAGTGATCAGGCGGAAACCGCTGTAAGGCGAGTTGCCTGGTGTTAGGTTACTGATCGGCACGCTGGCGGCGTCTGATGCTGCACGTTGCAACTGCCAGGCGTAGATCACTGTCATTTCATCGGTTTGTTTAACAGGCGTCTTGATGATGGTGTTAGCCGTTCCATCAAGGACGATGCCTTGAGAGTCGAAACCAGCAGAAGTAACCAGGGGGCCGGATCGCCCCGTTAAATCGCCCTTATCCTGCATTCCGTACACGGCAATGGCGTTTGAATTAATCAAGCCCATCACCGCATCGATCAGTGGTAAATTAGGATTATTGATCGTTGTGTCGAGAATCAAACGCATTTTTAAACCTCAGTGATGTTAAATAGGCCCATCTGGGCAACTGTCATATCGTTGGCGCTGATCACGATTGTAACCGATTTGACTCCAGCGGGAACGGTAAATTCCTGATAGAAGTACCCATAACCATCAGTGACTGTATCCCAGCGGCGGATGCCTGCAAGGTAGGTTGATCCGGACTGGTCATCGCCCTGGACAACATAACAATGGTTGGCGGCGGCGACGTTCATTTTCGCCATGAAGCCGAAACCATACGTCTTGCCTTCCTGGACGGTTACGGTTTTCCAATGGCGTGATAGAGTGTTGTTGCCGTCCTTCTTCAGGTGCCAGGCCTTGCCCTTGATCGCGGAGTCGGTCAGCAATTCAGAGACGCCCTGAGCCGCAACAGTCCATCCATCAGGGTTGATTGCGTCCGTGCTGTTGTAAAATAGAGGGTTCTCAATCAGGTTGTCGCTTGTGGCCGGGATGGTTGTGTTAACAGCCATGCGCACGCGGTTATTCCTGATCCACGGATACATTGCTTCAGCCAGTCGAGCGCCCATGACTTTAGCGCCTTCTCCGGTAGGGTGTGACCAGTCGATGTGCATCATAGGAGTGTCATACCAATTTCCGTTAGCCGGGTTAGTCGTGGCTTCGTGCATATCAACGAAAGGCAGTTGATGCTTATCTGCATAAGCGCGGATAAACTCATTAACCTGGTAGCGTAAAAGCTCCTGAGATGCCGTGTTGCCTGTCTGAGCGCACATATTGCAAAGCACCGGGATAATTCCAGCTTTTCTCAGTGCATCATAGATCGACGCGAGTCCGGAAGTAGTAACGGCGTAAGTTGAGTTGAATACGACGTTATTTCTCCCAGCCAAGACGACGCAGAAGGTTGGCTTCGCGGCGATTGCCACCGGTACATGCGTTGCCAGGATCTGGCTTACAAGGAAGCCTCCAGTTGCAGACAGCCCGGAATATTTCAGTCGTCCCTTGCTGATGAACTCCGCCCACATAGGCCAGGATTGAGCGCAATGTGTAGGCTTCTCGTTTCGGTTGTTGTTGTCCACGTTAAGCGATGTTGCGTTACTGAACGCTGTGATAGAGTCGCCGATAAAGAAAAAGTCGTTTCGAGCGGGGCCAACTTTGTTTTTCAGCGGGTAGCCCAGGTAAATCTTTTCACCTGTTGTTTTGTCCGTGCCGAAAAGAACGCGTCCCATCTGATCAACTTCCGCGTAAGCGAACTGAGATGATCCGGTAAGCATGATCTTTTCTTTGTTCCAGAAACCCTCTTTCATGTTGATTGACGTTGCCTTAAGGCTATCAAGAACAAGTCCAGAAAGTTGAAGATCTGTTGTGGATAAACCGCCAGGCAGATAAACCTTGCCGCTGTCATCAATGTACAGAACCGCTTTACCTTTCTGATCCAGGATCTCAAAAGGGTTTTTACTGTGACTGGTTGACTGTAGGCCTTCGGTTCGGTTTTCTACGCTTTCGATCTCACGCTGAACCTTTTCAACTGCACCGCTACCAATCTGATCAGCCACCACTGAGGCTGAACTACCATTGTTCTTATAGTAGATGAATGACTTCTCAGCGCCCACGCCCTGCGGCACGACGAACAACTGGCCGACCGTGGTGTTAGCCAGGCCATTGGCAATGTCTGTCGCCACGAATGCCTTTGCTGACAACTGAACCCGCTCATCTGTTTCAGATCGTGAATAGATATTCAGGTTTGCGCGCGCCTGGCTTGCTTCAACCTCTGCCAGGTTTCTGTCAGATTTCAGAATTTTCTCAACGTCAACCTGGTAGTCTACGCCATTTTGTGTAACGAGGATCTTGCCGCCTTCGCGGATCTCCGTCGCTACGGGCAACTCTGTTACCCTGATTTTCTCATCTGCCATGTCTTTATTTTCCCATTTGAATAAAAAAAGGGGCCTAAGCCCCCATTTGCTATTTGGTTCGTCGCCATCCGACAAGTTTAACATGAGCGTTAACAACTGAGAATGGGCTGTTACTGCCCGTCAGACCGATTGTGCCGGTTACTGTATGAGTGTGGTTCCCTGCCGGGTCCATCGCTGCGGCGTGATCATGAGCGCCAACTGCGTTCACGGTGATGTTATGGCCGTGGTTACCGGCTGCATCCATTCCGACGTTGTGAGAGTGAAGCCCCGCATTGTGAATCGCAGATCCGGCACCAATTTCAAACTCCTTAACACCGATAAGAAGACCGCTACCTGATCCAGTACCGCCAGCGCCAAGAAATGGATGCGAGTGAGCACCCTGAGCATCCGTCCATGCCCGGTGCGCGTGGTTGCCCTGCGCGTCAGTATACGCTGAGTGCGCATGCCCCCCAGCGGCTCCAGTCCATACGCGGTGAGAGTGGTTTCCGCTCTGGCTTGTAGAGCCGTTGCTGAACGTGTGGCTGTGTGACGGCAGGTGATCGTTATTCAGTGATACGCTATCAGCGCCGCCTGTTGTCAATACGTCCGACGCGTTTTCAGCCGAAGTCCGGATTACCTGATTTGCTGGTAGCTTAACCCAGGTAGTGCCAGGAAATAACTGGTTAGGGTTGGCCGCGTCGCCTCGGAACATTACTGTCCCTACTGGGGTAAACAGATCCATGAAGTACGCCGTCAGCACGCCAATGGTAACCGACTTATCGAGAGATGATTGGCTTAGGTGCATAAGGTCGCCGCTGCTTACTTTGCTCGCCGCTTCAAGATCCTGTAGGTACTTTAATTCGATGTCTGCCATTATTTTTTAGCCACTGTTGGATGGTATGCCGCACGCCATGAGAAGTTAGCACCAGAAGGCCCGCCAGCGCCTCCAGCGACCGGGACGTAACGACCTCGAAACGCGATTGTCGTTGTGGTTGCTGATAATGCCGCCACCACGTCCACATTGTTGCCGAAATTCGTCCCGCCAATCGTTGTCATGATGTCGGCGGGTACTTCCGGGAATGTGGTTGGCAGCGTTACGTTTAGATCACCGTTAACCAGCTTTCCAGCGCCCCACGCCTCAACGGTTCCATCGCGGAACTTGCGATAACCGTTGATGTTGTCGCCGCCGCTTTCAGTCACCAGATTAACGGCCTGCAACTGATTGTAAATATCGTTCAGGATGTAGTTTAGATGGTTTGCTGCGAGGTTGCTGCCAGGCTCAAGCGTGCCATCTGTAGAACGCACTGGCGGCTTAAACCCTCTGGCCTGGATTTCGGCTGGCACTACCGTTTTATTGGTCTGGCCGTCTGGATAGTTAACATCTACATTAGCGAAAGATTCCACTATTTCTGATCCTCTTTTGTGTAGGCACCCGCAAGCATGGCGGATGAACCCTGGTCATATGCATTAACGAAAGCGATAATCATATTACCATGATCATCAATCAGAATTGAGTCTTCTCCCTCAACATTCTTTACAGAGATAACGCCATCATTGCCTCCGGTCTGAAGCACCGAACCCAGTCTAGTTCCGCCCAGGAATGACGATCCCTTTCCAATCCCAAGCGCGGTATTGTCGCCAACCTGCATTGCCGTATCCGGTCCGACCTGAAGCGCCACACCTGAGCTAACATCGATCCCAGCCAGTTCGAATGAGCCGGTCCCATAATCGTGTGTAGTGTATGCCCTGACGCCAGCAACCGCCGCTGAATCCAGTGCCGTCAAAAGCTCGCTGGAAACCTGCGGTCCTGATGCGTGCATGATGAACGATGCCGGTTGGTGCTCAACAAACTTAACCGTAGCAAAGTTGGTTATGGCCTGCGCCAACTTCGTCAGATCCGCCTCTGTGCCGCTGCCCCCAAGCGTGAATTTAACTCGCAGGATCTGCTTCCGGTATTCGTCGTCGCTGCGGTTCTCGCGTGCCAGCCCCACATACTCGCCGAAGCGGTCCAGATCGATCCCTGTCGCGTTGTAGATGCTTTGGGATAGGTAGATTCGCTCCTCTACCTCCTCGCGCTCATTCAGTGGAGACACGAAAGCAGCGAAGGACTCCGGAATCTGCTTCTCTTTGTCCTTCTGCAAGTAGTCGGTAGGGCGCGTCCTAATGCGCGCCTCATAATCGAAAGTGTTCCAATCAGACACCAGTCACCTCTGTAGATGTTAGCTGAGCCGATCCAGTTTCAGGAATCAAAATATCATTGGCCGTGAAGGTTGTTCCGTCTGTGCTGGCAGTGATAGTCATTTTAGATATGCCGGTTGTGTTGTCATATACATGGCCGTAAATCCTCTGGATTACCACGTCCTCACCCAGACCCAGGGTGGCAAAGTATTTGGCTACGCCATCCTCGATCAGGCTAACAATATTGGCTGGCAACTGCTCTTCTGGGTTTAGCTTATCAACTCGCACGCGGATGTAAACGCCAGTACGTCCAGAGCGTGAGAAATAAACGCCGTGCGGCCTGCCGTTGCTATCATATGCCGTAACCAGAATGTCACCGCTGGTTGAAATTCCTCCAGCTTTGGTGTCCCAGATCATCTGAGCAATCTCTTGCTCCAATCCGCCGTCAACGATGCAAAGGATTGATTTTGCGTCGATTGCGTCAGTATCAAACATCGTATCATTTTCCAGCACTTCCGCCAGGGTGACGCCAGGGACATCATTAAGCAGCGCGGATTTAATCGCATTCAGCGTCGCCTTGCCGTCACCAGCGCCCAGGCTATTCTTGAGTCTCTGACGATACTCTGCATCGCTCTCCCGGTCGCTACCGGTTGAACCGACCACCAGATTGTTGACGGAGTTCCATCCTGGAATAGCTGAAACGGCGTTATTTAGAGCGCCAATCGGAACCGATATCGGGCCATAGTCCGCCGCAATAAAGACGGATGGCGACCCGATTTTGGTCCAGGTCATGCCCTGGGTCACCGATACCGGATAGCCTTCAATCTGGTTCTCAGATCGGATTAGCACATCAGAGCCGTTTGCCGTGGCTGAGAATTGCGGGCTTGTATTCAGTCGAGTAGCCAAAGCGGTCGCAATGCTCGCTGTCGTATCGTTGGCTTGCTTCGTATAGCTGTAGTCAATGCCGTTGGCGCGCACCGTGTACGACGTCTGGTTTACGTCATTGACGCGAAACGCACCGTCTACCAGGTTACCACGCGTGATCGTGACAGCCTTAGACAGAATGAAGGTGTAGTTCTGGTAAGAAGCCAGCGCGCCAGCCGGGACCGGGCTACTTTCATCGCCATAGATAACGGCGTTTACCTGTGTCTGACTGCGACCACGTCGCGCCGTGCCGCCCATCCATTCGCCGATAGCGTCCAGGGCAAATCCGCTTGCCGATTCGATGAACCGCGACAGCCAAACAGCCTCTGACGTCTCATAGGCAATCGAAATCTCTTCGGCAATAGAGCCGATAAACTGACCAGTGTTTGAGTCAGATTTTCGGTTGATTGGACCTACAGCCGCCTCCAGGCGGTCACCGATCCGCTGAGCCAGAACCGCCAGCGTGGGACGGTTAAAGCCTTTGTCGGTTAGTACATTTTGTGCCATCAGTTAAACCCCGTAACGGATAATCCCATAAGATGTTGAGCATTCGAAACTGACCGATAGTTTACGCGTTTTGCGCTCAAACGTGTAATTAAACTCGGTGATTCGGTCTACTCCGTCAACGTCAAGGATTTGCTCTTTGATCGCTGCCAGCGCACCGGATAGCGACAGCGCCTTTCCGAGGATCTGTTGATTGTATGGCGTGCCAAAGTCAGGATCTAAGAACCACTCCCCGCGCCAGAGCGAAAGCCTGAACTCAAGCTGTTGTCTGATCCGTTCCGCGCCGTCGATCAGCACAATGTCGCCATTCTCAAAAATCCATTTTCCGTCTTCGCATTTGATATCGATCATCAGTTAATTGGTCCGTTTGTTGTGCTACCTGTCTCTGGGTGGCGGTGCGCTGACAGCTTAATGCCGTTAACGGTAACTTCTCCGTTTACGTTAAGGTTTCCGGTGAGGTTCATAACGCCGCCAGATCCGCCCGAACCGGTGGCCCCGGCCTGATAAGTGAAAAGCCCCTTAACGGTAACCGCATTGCTAAAGTTGGACTGAGGCGCTACAACCTCAAATCCGCCAGGCGCGTTGATCTTGATCTTCTTATCGGCACCGATTGCTAAGAATGCCTCGCCGTAATAGATCCTCATATCGTCGTTACCGGCAATAGAATCATCGTACCCGGCACCAGGAATAACATAGCTGTCAATCAGGCTGTATTTGCGGTTGTCGCCACTGTCGTCCATTGCGTGCTGACAGACAATAAGAAGGCACTTATCGCCCGGTTTAACCGGGCCTTTAACGCCAGCTTTGCCTCCATCAAATTGGGGCCAAAACATCCGTAAACCCTGGAGCGTCGGATAGTCGTTGCTGTCGCCGTCGTCGTAAGTCTTTTGGTTGAGCGGCTTTACAGTCGCCCTCCCGTTTTCATACGACACGATCTCACATTCGATAGAGGTATTCACGAAATCAACAACTGTTGACTTTATGAAATTCTCCAGTGCTGTTACGTCGTCGCTATTATCTGCCATCAGACAAACCTCAATAAAACCTCAACGTAGAAATCGCCGCCGTCCACGTCGCCCACATAATGCGCTTCTTCCACACGAAAGAATGCCCCCTCAATGCCTCGCGACGTCAGTTTAACATACGCGCCGGGGTAAAGTGCTGCATTCATAAGCGAGCGCACTCGGTAGCCTTGCACTTCCAGAGTGGTTTTGTTCTTAAGTTTTGATGTTGGGTCTGCAACGTCGATAGTGGTCCTGACGATACCCTTCTGGCCGTACTTCAGTCCCTCTTTTGCCGCTGTCTTCTCCGTCATCGTTTTTGACTCGCGGCGCGGGTATCCGATCATCCCCGTGTTCTCATTCAGGTCAACGGCCATATCGGAATAGACGCCGCCCTTCTTGATGATCTGGATCTCGTTACCCTGTGCGCTCCACTCCAGCCCCAGGAAATTACAAACCTGATCCATAGCGTTGCGCACGCGGCCATTAAAGGCAAACCCTGAAGGGTAACGCTTGTCGGTGATCTTCAGGTTCTTGCGGATTGGCAGGCCAAAGTTATTCGCCACGCCATCCAGCACCGTGATCGCTGAGGTGTTCGGCGGATAGCTGATCGACACCTTTGCATCTCTGAGCGGTATCACGCTGTCGCGCAACTCCATCTCAGTGATGACGTCCGGCCCATCCTGGTAGGTCAGTGACCGGCACACCGTACCGGCAAAGATCTGGACCGCTCCGACGTCCTCCGTGTACCCGGCCTTGATGATGACGACATTATTTACCGTCTCCATCATGGTTATCGTGTCCGGTGCGGCGTTATAAACCTTCAGCGTGCCTTGATTTGGAGACTTGCTGGAGGTGGCCGTAAGATCGAACTCGCAGCGAAGGGCGCTTATGTTCTTCCCCTTACCGCCCGGTTGGCCTACGAGGATCTCAACAATACGATTAAATAACATCTGCTTCCTCTTTTGACAGATAAACCAATTCGAAGTCGTTCCCCAAAGACTCCGACGTTGCCTCTTCGCTGCCGCCGCTTACCCGATAGAAAACAAAATCCCCAGCCAGCTCACTGAGGCTGTATCGGCCAATCAGCTTGTAGTCACGAACCAGCTTGATCCCGATAATGATCGGAGCCTGTTGCCTGTCGTAAATGCTCATGGTCCAGTACTGGAATCGCTCATTCCAGATAAAGCGCAGGGTGACTGGCACCCCGTCTAACGTTTCGTGAATGGTCTGATCCGTCAGGCCTGGCTCAAGTTCAAAGAAGATCATCGTCCTAACCCCAACTCAGCAATGGAACCCTTAACGCGTTTCATGATATCAGAAACCACGCCCGCCCCGCCGTCCTTAGCCTGCTTAATGATGCTGGCACCGGTATCCTTTTCAACCTCAAGCCCGGTGTTTTTACCGACATCCTTGTTAGGAGTTGCACGCTTCGCAGCGTCCCCTTTGGCGTTGCTGGTTCCGTCCTTCTTCGCTCCGATTCCTGGCGGCAGCGTAGTCGTTGCGCTCTCAACCACTCTGATCTGCTTCATGTCGATGTTGAACACCAGAGCTTCACCGTCTTTTGGGTCACGCGGGATCGTGATGTTCTCGATCACCATGTTTGTGTATGTCTTGTACTGCGTGTAAACGGTCAGATAGCCTTTGTGCTCGTACAAGTGCCACAAGGCACCGAAGCAATCAGCCGTGTACTTTGATCCGCCCAGAAGGTTATCAACGGCATCAATAGCACCTTCAATAATACCCTTGATCGGCGCGTCCGTGACAATAGCCTGAATGTTGAGCGTTACCGGATTTAGGATAATGTGGTCAGCTACGGGCGAGCCGTTCTCAACCTTGTTATCTGTCACCTGGCGGCTTAGTGTGTGCGTCTCACTCAGCACGGCGTCAACCTCAAACGAGGCGATCTGATTCGTCTCGTCTGAGATAGCAAAATTCTTATCGCTGGCAGAGTTCCATAGGAACCCGACCAGATCAGTTACACCTGCCATTAAGAACCACCTCCGGCAAAGTTAAGGCTGTCGCCCAAAGATCTATTATAACCGGCTGGAGCATTCAGAACACTGTTAACGCCCTCGCTTGCTGCCTGTCGGATTGTATCGGCTGGCGTGTCGCTGTTGCTGGCGTCGATAGTTCCGATGTGCACGGTCACATTATTCACGGTTCCACCCGCTACAGTTGGCGAGGCGATGTTCATCCCTGAGTCGTTCAGATTCTGGCGCACGCTCATAGCTGGCGACATTTCAGGACGGTAACCGCCACCTAACGAAAGATCATCCTCACTGGCCGGGGCGCTGTTAGCATCAAGGTATGACTTGTCGCGCTGGTATCCTTCAACGTTTTTCTGGTTGTGCTCAGCAATCCCGCGCTGAGCATCGCCCCACATCTGCGGAACGTCAAAGATGCCGTTAGTGATGTTGTTGCCGTAGTCCTTCCACTTACCCAGATCCTGAACTAGCCATCCGCCAGCATCCTTGAGCCAGCCTGCAAACTGGTCAGTCCCAAGCTTCTTACCTAAATCGGTTGTCCAATCCTGAGATGAGTTAAAGAAATCTGCTAAGCCATTCAGAGCGTCAAGAAGTCCGACAGCCATATTCTTAAGGTCGGTCATGCTCTGATTAAGGTTATCAAGCTCGCCAGAGAACTTACTGACCGGCCCGATCATATCCCCTAACACTGACGGCCCGCCCTGCAACCATGTGTAAACGTCCTGACCAATAAGGAACAGGGCTGTCAATCCGGCAATAACCAGGCCGATAGGGCTAAAGAATGCAGCAAGGGCAAACTGTGCAGCCTTAAGAGCGCCGATTAGACCGGCAGCACCCAGAGCGACGGATAGAATCTTAACGGCGTTTTCAGCGCCTCCCAGAGCCTCAGTGACATAATCAAGCCCGCCCTCGATATAATTCATCGCGTTAACTATCGCGTTTGCAACGAAGGTGATAGCGCCGCTTGCGCGGTTAAATCGGTTGACTGCCATATCAAAACGGTTGGTGACAACCACCATCGCCTGCGATACGGTCATTGGCATACGTTTAAAGGTTTCGTCAACCTCTGAACTCATCGCCCTAAGCGCATCAATGATCTTGTCTGCCGCGATGCCACCTCCCTGGCCCTGGGTCGCCTTAATCATTTCAGATAGGCTCATCCCTAAGCTTTTTGCGAGCCTGACCGCGAAGGCGTCAGAGTTCTGCATAATTACTTTTAGATCTTCCCATTGCAATTTCTGGATAGAAATAGCCTGGGTTAGCTGGCTCATAACTGAGGTTGTTTGCTGCGTGTTGGCCCCAGCCAGTTGCAAGCCCTTTGATACAGTGTCGGTGATGTTTAGCAGATCTTCCTGGTCGTGCACCAGGTCGTGAGTCGCCGCACCGATACCGGCATAAGCCTCCGTGTAAGCCTCAATACTGATTCGGCTGTCGGTAGCGTGCTTTGCCACCTCATCGAAAGCTTGCGCCGCCGTGCCTTGTGACTGCGCCACCTGACCAGTGCGGAACTCAAGCGTCTGCATCTCATCGGCTGCATGTACGATTGCTGCCAGCGAAAAAACGCCAAAGGCGGCTGTAATAGCCGCCCCCAGGTTATTAAAGGAACCCTTCAGATCATCAACCTTATTGTCTAAGGTAGTGACCTTCCGTGTAGCCTCATCGCTGCCAGTAACGCCAATTCGGATAAGTAATTCACGAATGTTCATTATTGGCCCGTCATGTAATCCTGCGCATCTAAGAGCGCGTTTATTTTAATGAGATCGTCAATAGTGGCGATCCCGTTTTTGACGCTCTCCAGAGTTACCTTCCCGGCGATTATTGGACGCCAGATCCAGTATTCTGAGTCGAGATCGTCGCGAAGCCGGATTTCCCTACCTGCTTCATTTTTTCTTTCATCAGTCTTGATACTTCGGTCAATTCCAGTCCAAAGAGGTTCTTGGCCATTTTTGAGATAAAAGGGCCAAAGTTAAATTTAACCACCTCCCAGGCGACCAGATAGAAGTCGTCCAGTGTTTCAGCGGTAAAGATCTTGTTCATGCCTTCTTTACCATCAAGCTTAGTTTTATCGCTGGTACAGGTCAGCGCGCAGTCACGCATCAGAGGGAAAATGATCTCTTCAATGGTCTTTTCATCGATCAGGCTCATCAAGTTTGATGCTTCAGAGTCCAGACCGCCAGACAGAGCCTTTCCGATCTTGCCCTTCAGTTTCAGCAAGTACATGTTTGCCTTAAAGGCGTCAAGCTGGATCATCTGGTATTCTTTTTCGGTTTCGCCTTCGCCAATTACAAAAGTATGCAAGTTCATTATGTTTTTCCTCGGATAGATGAGGGGTCATTGTATACGGAGGAGGGGAAATAAAAAAGGGGGCTGGATAGCCCCCTTTAGGATTAGACGTTGTTCCCGCCCAACTGCATTTTTAAATCAGCGCATTCGAAGGTGTAAACGCGCTCCGCTACCTGGTTCGTTGAAAAGGTCACGTCGCCGATCTGCATCAACCACGCCTGACCGGCACTGATGACAGTACGGCCTGACAGGTCAACCAGGGTGATCGGGAATACCGCTTTACCGTCAACCGTCAGGGAGTCGAGGTTAGTCATTGCACTGATAGCATCGTTAGCCGCTGAAGTCTGCAAAATATGCAGTTCAATCTGCCCGCGCTTGTCAGTATTGCGGGCGCGAGCTACAGCGCCTTTCATGCCTGCACGGCTGTTGTAAAGAGTCTCATTGCGACGTGCAACCACGCTATCGCCATCAGACAGACCAGTTACCGGCAGTACACCCAGGATCACATTAAACTGCGACGCGTCCCAGGTTCCGGTCAGTTCATTTTCTTGCATTGTTATGCGGCCTCATATGAGTAAGCCAGCGTGCCGGTGATATCAGTTACCTGGATAGCCCCAGCCAGAAGGCCAACGAATGACAGATAGAGTTTGCGGCTTGCTTTGGTATCAGCGTCCACATCAGCGGCGTTTGGATAGGTAATAACGAAGCCCGGAACGGTAGCGCCTTCGCTGTTAACTTCATCCGGTGCCAGTACGCCAGCGCGCTGGAGTTTTACCATAGAGCCGCGAACGATGTTGACCAGAGTCTGAATGCCTGGGTTAGTGTACGGGATTTTCTTAGCGCGGATCATGCCGCTTGCAACGTCCTTCTGGATCGTGTCAACAGCAAAATCGCGACTACGGATGATATCGATCCACTCACCGCCCGAAACCTTGCCCGGATTGGTCAGGTAATAGCCTTCGCTATATTCTTCGTAGGTGTTGGCGTTCTTAGCCCAGATGGTGCTTTGCTCGGTGTCACTCCAATCAGAAGGCTGGATGGTTGACAGAGGTTTAAGCGCCCACACTTCGCCACCTGGCTCGATGGTGAAACAACGGCCCATCCATGCTGCATCCGGGTATTCGCTCGCGTCTTTGTGAACGATCAGCGCCGTGCGGAAATACTGACCGCGCATAAGCTGGCTGGCAATGTCGGTGCTTACTTCCGGGTCCAGAATTTCCGGGCTGTTAGAAAGACCAAAGAAAAGCTTAGTCTGAGACTCGGCCCAGATCGCCGCCTGAAGCGTCAGAGCATCTACATGCTCAACCAGACAGAAGCCATACCACGCCTTGTTAGCGCGATTAATAGCCACCAGATCCGCTGCAACATTGGTTGCGCTACCGGTTGATGCGATGTTGACGTTATTGCCTGCCGTCAGGGCGAAAGCTTTGCTCGCATCCTTTGGATTCAGGGTGATGTCATTCGCATTAACCTTTGATGTGAAGGCTTCAGAGAATCCGCTGACCGCTGCCGCTGCCGTGTTCAGTCCCGCCAGAACTTCGGGAATGCCATCGTCTGCCAGCGCGGTATAGCTCACGCTCTCGCCGCCAAAGTTAAACGAGAAGATGTTACCCGGCGTGACGCTGGTCAGCGCGAGGCTGATAGTTGCTGCTCCCAGGTCGCGACGGCCAACATAAACGTAAGCAGGGCGCGGTGATTGAGCAAAAGCAGCATTGACCGCTCGCAGGGTATCCGCTCCGAGTTTATCAGTAACAGCCGCGTCGGGATCGCTGTAGATGCGCACGCGCTCGGTGAATGCCGTGGTCGGTGAAACAACCAGCGGGATACCGAACGATGCCTTTTTGATTGATGCCGTGCTAAGGGAAATTACAACCTTAGCGATCTGGCTTAAATTAGCCATGCTCTATCCTCAAGGGGTTAATATGTCAATGTCGAATGATACAGGAACCTCGTCAATCTCACCAGTCAGTTTTACATGCTCAATAAGCCCTACATTGTCAGTAAAACGCTGAGTGAAACGGAATCCCATATCAAGGATCGCCGATGGTTCGGCATAGATTTCAGCGCGGGTAATGTTAACGTCTAAAACCTGCTCAGTCGCGTAAATGATGAATCGTTCACGCGTCATGATATCGCGGCTGCTCATCTTCTTTGTGCGGGATCTTAGGTTGTCCAGGTGACGCCGTGCTGCACCGCCAAAAACCTTAACGCTCAGAGTTCCCTCAATCACCTGGTGGATCTGCTGGATGCCGTCATCGTTGACCGGCCCAAACTCTGGGTTGCCAACGTCTCTCCTGGCGATAACGTGAAGCGTTGCATATGGTGGCGAGATAGTGTGATTCTGGCCCTCATAGCAAAGCATCATTTCCGGCAGGAGTGGAGAGAGCACGCGATACGCTGCCGCCTCTACCTCATCCGGCACAAACTGATCAATGGTTGTTTCCTGCTCAGCCATAAGTTTTTCTCACAACGTAATATTTGTAATGACTAATGATTCCATTCTGCCATGAGATACGCTCGATCACCTCATATTCCCGCCCGTCGATCACAACAAGCGCCGGGTTAGACATCCCCTCTTTTTCGCCGATGTAAGCGCCGACAGCAATAACCTTACCGTCTTCCGTGGCTAGGGTGCCTTTATTCACGTCAACAGACGCGCTGATAAACAACTGGTCGCCAGCTAAAGGTAATTTGGTGTCACTGTACAGCCTGCGCCAATCGCTAACCCTGCGGCCTTCTGCGAAGCCTTGAATCTCTTCGTTATTCTTTATGGCCTGCACACTAAATTTTGCTTTGGTGTACATGCGTTCACCAGGCATGATTACACCGTCTTTGAAATAAGAGTCAGAGACGATTATTACCGCGTGGTCTTTCCTGAATTTGTTAAACGGCCCGTTGCCGATCATTAGTCTCGCCTCAATTCAAAACTGATTCCGTTAAGCAGTATCGCATGATCTATAAGCGGCCTCGCACTTCCTTTGGCTTTAATTGTTTCTTCTGAGTTAGGCACGTAATCGCCACTGCGGCGGATCTGCGACTTGATGCCGGTCTGAGTGTAAAGGCCGATTGCGGTAAATGCCCGCTGCGCCGTCGTCCGGCCAAACATAACCTGAGTCAGTGCGTTCTCAGAGAACCGGTCTATCTTATCCAGATTGTTGTCAAAGTACATGCGCATAAACGGCCTTGAGGGTATGACTGTCGCCCTCACCGGCCCGTTATTGCCAGTGCGCCGGATTACTGCGCCCATCTCATTCACAAGGCCATACTCTGCAACGTCCAGGCCGTCAGACGTCTTTGTTCCCTGCTGGATGCCGGTAACCACTGAGCGCGGCCCGGTAGAGATATTGTGAAGCCCGCGAATGAAGCGATCCCACTCGGCACGGTTATCTTTGATATTTACCGTGCCTGCCATTACTGGAATTTCCAATCATCAACAGGAGCCGCTACAGGTCCGCGTGTCATGAATGTCAGATGCATACCGCGCTTGCGCTGCAACTGGTCAAGCAACTGGCCGTATGTGGTTTGGCCCAGCCAGGAAGAATCTGAACTTAAATTGCCGTAGCCGATTGAGAGATCACCCTCTTTCATGCTGGTAACTTTGCCGGTACTGGTTGAGTATCCGCCATTGACGCCGCCAGGCAATGCCATAAGGTGCGCAGTCATCAGAGCGAGCGCAACGTTGTACGAGTCGCCGTAGCATTCCTTGTCGATAAACACCGAAGCAAAGAGCATCTTTTTCTGAATGGTTTCGTCCGGCACATCTTCGAACTCATCAGCGATGATGCGGAAGATCTCAAGAGCGGATAGGGGGTAAAGTGGTGACAGGTCCATCATCAATCCTCAACGAGTCGCAGTGATCCTGACCGGATCAGCCGTTGCACTGTCGCGTACTTCGCGATACTTGCGGGATATTCCAGGGTCTGACCGGGAAAAAGAACCCGGCCATCTAACTGGATTGGCCCCGCCGTTTGATTGCGGAGCCTGATCATTATTTCTTATCCTTCTCCGCTGCTGCCGCTTCAGCATCTGCTTTAGCGCCTTCAGGATCGACAAAGGCTTTGTACTCTTTCGCGTCAGACTTCACCAGATAAGCCTTTTTCAGCATCTCAGCTAAGCCCTTATGGCTCTTTTCATCCTGCTCAAGTTCCGCGACTGCACCGCAAGCGATGGATACAGAGCCGATAGTGATCATGCGAGAAGAAGCGTTTTTAACGAACATGTTTAAAATCCTCAAGGTAAAAAAAAGGGAACCGAATAGGTTCCCTTATACTAATTTAACTACCAGTTAAACGCCAGTGATAAACTGCATAGTCAGCGGGCGGTAAATGGTCAGGCCGGTAGCCTTACCAGTGCAAGGCACCTGCCAATGCAGATTGCGCGCCTGCGGTGGAAGCTGGTTAAATTCTTCCGGCAGTTCGATTGACATATTGTCCGCGTCGTATTCGAACACCAGCACGCCGCGCTTGTTACTGCCGTCGATGTTTTCCAGTTCGTAAGCCTGTTCCCATTGCAGATTTGGGTTAGTCTTGTTGAACAGATCGCCGTAAGTCATCTGCGTGTTAGGGATCAGCGCAGACAGCACCTTGTTTACTGAAGGCGGGATCACGATGCGGTTTGCACGATGGTTGCCTTTGGTAACGGTAGCGATGCCGTCTACTGCTGCTTGCAGTTCTTGAACCGCGATAGCTGCGGTGGTCCAGCCTGCTGACGCAATCAGCGGAACGTTTGGCTGTTCGAACAGGCCCAGGATCTGGTGATCTGCATCTCCTAACCAGACCAGATCGTTGACTTTGGTATCAAACGCTTTGCGGGCTGCGGTAGCCTTACGCGCTGACAGGTCACGCCCGGTACGCTGTGCTGCTTTCAGTTCATCCAGGCTGTAGTGATAGGAATCACCCAAGCGCCAGATGCGGCCGGTTTCTTCGCGGTAGTTCGCGTCAACAGACGGAAGGTCATCGGAGTAATCAGCGATGATCTTAGCCATGCCGACAGCATCCCAAATACCATAGGTAAAGGTTCGAACGTCGTCAGGCAGTTCGTTAGTTACCGGGAAGATCGACAGGGCCGACATCGGGCCATATTCGACTTCATAGGCTTTGGTTTTCAGATAGTCAAGCTGGCGAGCCAGGAAGATGGATTGGCCTTCATCCATACGCTGACCGTTTGCCATAGCCTGAGCGATGATCGTTTCAAGATCAAACTCGTCGTAACGTTCGTGCATCTTTGAATCCTTTTTAAATAGGGCGCTGTGATGCGCCCATATTAATCTATTTGCGGATTAAGCGCCAGCGCCTGCTGCGGGCATAATCTGAGGAATGGTGAGTTCGATCTCTGCGATGTGCGTTCCATCCGCTTCAGTCTCAAACGCGCCGCTAAACTGCCAGCCTGGGATCGCGGTGCCGCCGGTATTGCTTACCGCTGGCAGTGCCGGATCACCAGACACGACGATGTTAACAACCTGACCGGCAGTAGGTGCTGCGGTCAGCGGGGTAACGGCCCAGACGCGACCAACTCGCATAACGTTTACTGCGTCGCCCTTCTCATAGAAGCCGGTAACGTTGGCCCAATGGGAATGCATGGTAACACCGATCAGTTTGCCTGACAGCGCAGTTAGATCGCCTGCAACCATGTGACGGGTTAATTTGGTGTTGTTGTCACCACGCACAACAATGACCGGGCGACCGATCTCAATGCGGTCATTAGCTGCGGTAGTGCCATCTACCTGGCGCAATGCGGTATCCGCGATCATGCCGCGATGAGCGACCAGCATACGCATAGGAGTGTTAGTTTGTACGGCCATTATTTGCCACCTTTTGACAGTAGTTTTTCGCGCATACGCTGGCGCGCTTCGCTTGCTGAGGATGCACCGGTATCCGAGTCATTACGGCTACCTGGCGCTGATACTTTTTCGCGCTGCTGAGCGATGCCAGGCACGGTCTGCACTGCGATATCAAAAGCGGTGCTAACATACGCGTCATCGCGGCCATCCAGATTGATTTTGGTGGTCTTAGCGACAACGGCTTTTTTGATTGCCAGGTCATCCATACCGCTTTCAATCTTAACGCCGAACTTAGCCGCGCTTGATTCCAGATCTGCGCGCTGCTTCAGTGATTCGGCAGCATCGGCGCGAGCCTGCTCGATCAGGGTTGGGATCTCAGCGACTTTCGCTTTCAGCGTGTCAGTTTCAGCCTGGAGAGAACTCTTTTCCTGGGTCAGGGAGTCAGCGCGGGTCTTTTCTTCGGCGGCGGTCAGTGACAGCTTTTCAATGTGGCTGGCAACGTGCTCGTCAACTTCAACCTCGACACCGCTATCTAAACGGATCGTTTTCATGTTTAAACCTTCAGTGATTGATTTATCCGGGTCAGTGTAATCAAATTCTTCGTCGCCGTCCAGATTTAGACGCGCAACAGCGCCAGCGCGTGCCTTGCGCACTAGTGCGATGTGGTTGACGCGGATATCAGTTTGCAGGCCGTCGAAATGTACCCACTCTTTACCGATAAATTCCTGGTCTCCCGCCTTATCGTTTCGCTCGTCATCATACTTAACTTCGCCCGTTTCGCTGTTGTACATCCCTGGGCGCGGCAGGTAGTTGATCTTGTAGCCAACAGATAGCTGATTAAGCTTTTGCTTGCGCGCCGCCTCAACCGCTCTTTCGTCCTGAACGATGATAGGCACGCGGACGTTTTCGCCGTCCTGACGCCCTGCACCCAGCGCAGTTCCGACGCCGTGCTTTTTGAAGTTTTTGGCGTTTACCATTGCACCATGCCCGATAGTGATAGCCTGGCCGCTGAATGACTCCAGAGATTCGGGGTGGAAAACGTCTTCAGGTAAGCGTAACTCTGTGCGCTTGCTGCCATCCTTCTGGTGATAAACCAGGATGCCGGTGCGGGCAACAATAGGCTCGTCGCGTAGATAGCCAGCCTCATCAAATCGCGCCTTGATTGGCGCGTTATCGTAGCGAATAGTCATTCGGTTAAATCCTCTTAGTGAGCCGCCATTATGGCCTATGAATCCACATCAAACAACGATCCTGTAAAGTCAGGTTCGGCCCAACAGCGACAGCGCACCGGGTGGCCTGGGTGGCCGTCCCACGGCGGGTTATTCCAATCGTAGTGCTGGCCTTCCCGGCGCTTATGCTCTGGACGCTCGCGGCCATCTTCCACGCCGCGCCAGATGTACCCGGTAACGCCAACGTCCTTTTGGCGGTGCTCCGTAAGCGCAGCATTGGCCTTGTGAATCTGGTCAATGGCGATCAGCTCTGCGCGGTATCGCGTGTTTCCGTAAACCTCCTGGATCTGGTCTGCAAGATTCTTCGCGCTGGTCCCGTTCACCACGGCAGATTTAACCAGTTGCTTGATCTTCGCATCCATGTTTGCCGGTAGCGTCTTGATCAGGTCCGAGTTGTTGCTAACCCATGCTGATTGCAGGTCATCAAGCCAGGGTTCCTCACGGTAGGCATTGATCCCCAGGCCAGAAGCCTCACGGTCACGGCTCGCCGGGAAGTCAAATCCTGTGCCAACCTTGATGACGCGTCGCCACTGCGTATCGTTGAAAGCTGACACCCGGCTGAATATGCGCGGTAGCTGTGCGATAGGTCCGGCAAACTCCGAGTTAGCTACGGCGCGCAGGTGAAGGAATATCGCCTCCAGATCGTCAATGATGCCGTCTGCCCGGATGCTAGTGTCAAAGTTGAGCGATTCGAAAGAGGCTTTCGCCTCCCGGATGTACGCATCAGTTGCGCCCTTCAGCAAGGCGGCATACTGCCGCTCACTTGCCGTTGGCTTCTTCCACACTGGAATGATTCGCTTAATTTTCATCGTTCAGAATCTTCTCATCCTGTTCCGGCGTGTTCTGCGTCTCTTTGATATCTGCCGCGCCGTCTTTCATAACGTAGTGGCCGCGCTTGCGCAGGGTGTCGCGGATTTCGTCAGCGTCCAGAATTTGAGCGGCTTCGTATTTCGTATCTGCATCGGCCTCTTTCTGGAGTCGGTCAGCGATCTGCGCGTCAGTCTCAACCGCCAGCGGGTTAAACACGATTTTCCAATCTTCAGCCGTGATATTCATCCGGCCTATGATCTGCTCAACTACCGGACGGCCCTTATCTACCTGTTGACGTGAAATCAACTGGTGGAACGATGCGAGCGCCGTATTTTCGTTGGCGTTGATGCCGCTAACGTTCTCACCGGTAAGGATTGATTCATGGATGCCGGTAAGCATGGTAAGGAGGTTTTTCTTTTCCCCGATCACGTCAGTCACGCCTGACAAGTCACCGTTAAGCAGGGTATACGTCTCGCTATCGGCGTCCAGAGCGATTGAGTTGTTGTTGCTGCGGGTCATATCGACCTGGTTAAGACGCTCGCGCAGAATGGCCTTGCCTTCTCTGTCGCGGCACATCATACCCAGATCCTTGATGCCCCAAACGCCCTGTTGCTTGCGGGCAAGTAAGCTGGTTGCCATCTGGTGAGAAACGCCGAAGTCCTTCAGCGCACCGGCAAGGCACTGGAGCACGGAAGCGCCCCATCCGCCATTGCGCTGGCGCACGCGGTCCGGCACTCGCTCACCGTCAAAAACGATACAGCGTGATGAGTGAACCTTGTACGGAGCACCGGCAATAGGCGTGATCTCGTAAATGGTTGGCTCGCCGTAATTCTTCAACAGTGAGTTTTCCTCGCGTGCAAACACGTTAACCGAGTAACGGTCGTAAACGCGCAGGAACTCAATTTCACCGTCGCCCGCCTCAACCTCCATATCGCCTTGCCCGTCGTCGATACCCATAACGATGATCGAGCCGCCATACAGGCGCGCCCAGATCAGAGCATCAATGATCTTATTGCTGGCGTCGATCTCATCCCACATGGATTTAATCTCGTCCATGTTGTCTACGCCTTCAACGTTAAAGCCATTGCGGAACATCTCTTCCGGCACGATATCCACAATGCGACGGCCTACGCCGTCAGCCATGTAGATCCGCTCAAGTTCAGCGCGGCGCATGGTGCGAGCTGGCCCCATGCCGCCATAGTTAAACGGATCGCCACCGGTCCCGATATTCAGAAAAATTTCCTGATAGCTATCCAGGCGCTCCGCATTCTCAGCCTGTAGTGACTTCTTCTTTGCTGCCATCTGTCTTAGTCCTTCCCGACAAGCGCCTTCAGGCGCTCCAGTGAATTATTGCCAACCATTAACTCCAGCGTCGCAGCGTCAATGGTGTTATCAACCATATCGTCATGCGCGTGCGTATCATCATACGTGAACGCTGAGTGCTCCGCCAGAAACTCAGGTAACCAGGGGGCATCCTCTGGTAACAGGACTCTACCGGCCTTAACGGCTGGCTGTGCATCTTTGGCGCGGGTGGCCTTGTCCTTGTTTCGCTGTAGTGGAGTGATAGCAACAGGAGAACGCTTGCCAACGTCCTGGATCAGGCCGGTTCCGCTCGACTTGTCTTCAACGTAGATCGTTCTCAGGTATCCGTCCTGATAGTTGGTCCGGTTCGCCTCGTTGATAAACGCCTCAAACTGGATAGATAGCTCTGGCGCTTCCCACTTTCCGCGCACCATATTGATAAGGTATAGCTTGCCCTCATACTTTCCCCATAGACAGAAAACAGACCAGTCATTGTGTTCTTTGATCTTCTGCGCGGTATCCGCCGTGATGAATCGGTATTCAAATCGCTCCGGCTTAGGTGCGGTCTCCACGCCTTCAGCGCCGTAGAACTTCCACCAATCTCCCAGGAATACGTTGCCGCCCAGGCTGATAGGGTTCTGCATGTATTGGCTCTGGAACGTATAATCGTCGATATCCCACAGCGCCAGAAGATCGCCGACGTATTCATTTTCAGGCCAATATGACCAGTAGCCGCGCATCTTCTCGCTGTCTTTTACGCACTTCCAGCAGTCGTCCCTGATCCAATCAGGAAGGCTATCAATGTAATCCTCGTTGACCAGCGCCGGGATCTTGATGAGTTCGAACGGCATACCCATCTTCCCAGCCAGCATGAATGCGCTTGAATCATCGACGTGTAACCGTTGCTGAATAGCAAGTATTGGAGTCGCGTAGTCTTTCGACTTGTTGCCGCGTCGTGACCGGATGGTGTTCGACAGCAACTCCTGTTGCTTGCGGCGCTTAACCTCACTAAATACGTCGGTAGGTTTGTCGAAATCATCAAGGTTGATAACGCCGCTGAAGTCGCGAGTCGGATAGCCAGCACGCGATCCGGTGATCTGTCCGGCTGCGGATCGTGATACCACTTCGGCCCGCGTCTTCCCGTTCGGGTTGAGCAACTGCCACTCATCAGCCTGGTTGACGCCCAGCGCGAACGGCCAAAGCTCTTGAAACTCGCGAGAGGTGATGATCTCACGCGTGCGGCGGCTGTTACGCTTCGCCAGCGTATCAGAGAATGAGATGTTAAGGTTTCGCACCTTACGGCACTTGATAACCGTCCAGACCGGCGCGTGAATGCTAAGCATCTCTGTCTTGCCGCTACCTGGTGGAACGTTGATCACCTTGTTGCGCGGGCGACCTTCAAAGTTGCCGCTGATCACCTCCTCAATGGTTTTGGCGATCACGCGGTGATGCCAGTTTACTGACCACTTATCACCCTGCAAAAGCTGGAAAAAGATACGCTGAAACGTCAGGAAATCTGACTCGCTCAATTGCTTAAGCAGCATCTTTTCAGCAAGGCTCAACTCTTCCCATTCGAGGATCTCTGATTCGCTGCTCATTACAGTTTGCTCACGATTCGTTTAATGGCCTCATCATCCAGCGTAATGTTGGCTTCGTGAGCATGGTGGATCGGGTTGTTAGGGTCGCCGATGTTCTTAACCGTGCTGACGTCCATATCCAGATCCTTCATAACAAACTGAGGGTTGAACGTGCCAACCATCGCGGCGCTGTATTTCTGCTCGCGAATGATGCTTTCTGCAAACTCAATGATCTGGACGCGCTCTTTCTCTTCATCGGTCTTTTCGAATGTCTTCCACTCTCGCCACGCTTTAGGCGTAACGTTCAGGTACAAGCACAGGCTCGTAATCGTGAATGGTCGGATTTTCTTTGCCTCACCCTGGTAAACCCTCCCCTGAAAATTGGCCGTCTCTGGAGTGTTTAGAGGGTTGTTCTCGGCCCACTCAAAATACGAAACAACGAGGTGGAATAGCTGGCTGTTTGAAAGTGACCGGCCCCCTACCACGTCGCTAAATTTTCGCTGGTACAGGTGCTTAAAATTCGAAAAGTCTTTGTCTTGCGCTGCCATAATTCCCCCGTTGAAAGCCTGATAATACACTGGATTCCAGAAACGACAAAACCCGCCGTAGCGGGTCTATCGTAATGCTTTTGGACTATCTCGCCGCCGCTATCCTCGCAGCCCATGCCCTACGGCATTTTGTATCATATGACTGGCTAACTCAATTTTCGTATCTGCTCGACGTTACTAGCAACAGGATGATAAATCATCGTGAAGCGGCGGCAAGGAGATCCCGCCCTCTTAACGTCTTGCCCCGGTAGTTGAGCTACCACCGCCCGACCTTAAATCTTACAGCCTTCGCAATCGCCTTCGTCGTCTTCAAATTCAGGCTTACGGTCAGCAACTTCAGCCGCTTTGCGCTCTGCTTCCTCAATGTCTACGAGGTGATCCAAATCGAAATCGTCCATCATTACTCACCTTAAAAATTTGGCAGGCCCGACGGGGTTTGAACCCGCGATCTCTCCCGTGACAGGGGAGTGTGTTAACCGCCTACACTACAGGCCTATAATTTGGCGCTCGCCCAGGGACTCGAACCCCGGCACCGTGGAGATCAACCCACAATCTCTGATCCCATAACATCCAAGTTATTCTCGTAAAGCGATGCGCATCGCTAAACTACCTTGCCTCAAAATGCCATTCAGACGCGAGCATATTTAAGCGGCCTGTTGTGTTATCGCGTGACGTTATCTGATCACCTATGTATCAGCGTCTAACCACAACAGGCCGGTACTCTGGCGGCGGGTAGAGGATTCGAACCTCTGCGGGACTTGCGCCCCGGTTGATTAGCAATCAACTTCAATAAGCCGCTCTGACAACCCGCCTGAATTTGTTGCCACACTATCGCAGTGGCGGCGAGCGGTTTAGCGTCATACGCTGTTGACAGTCTCGACGGGTGTTACCGATAAATCCGGGAGGAAACCCGGTAACACCTCGTACTGACTTTGGCTGACCCGGCTGGACTTGAACCAGCAACCCCCTGATTAACAGTCAGGCGCGCTAACCAATTACGCTACGGGCCAAAAATTCTTTGATGCTGTTTAGGCTCGCATCCTTCCTCGCGCTGACTCAATGCCTGAGTCGCTGACGGCTGCGCTATCGCCGGTTTGATTTTGCTATCCCGGTGCTGTCTCGCCGGTTGTACGTTTAAGCCGTACCAGGCTATCTGAGCAGCTAGGGAGGTAAGCCGTCTCGATGTGGAGCATGTTGCCCGATTGCTCTGGCTGGGTCAATACCATTTTGCACGGTATTTATCGTTAGCTCAAAATCTAAACAACCCTCGCCAGTGGTCGTGGGCTTGTTCGTGTTCGTCGCCGGTCTTCGAAAAAGCCGTTTTAATCTCGCCGTTGATCTTTGGTTTTACGTCAGCACCGGCGAACACAAAACACAAAACACAACATGCGCCTATTACATAGGCGCTATGTGTTGTTTTATGTTTCGTTTTGAGTGTTTGCGGAATGTTTTGAAAGGCATCGTTTTGGATGGTTTTTGCTATGCATTACAGTAACTTACGTCGATTCTAATCCATGTTTAAAATATTGTCTTTTTCTGAGTTTAATCTCTGGGTAGTCACGCTCCGCAACTACCACTAGATCATTCGATATTATTTAACAGGATTTAACATCTAATTAACCCTCGCTCGGAGGTGTCCACTTGACCGTTTCACCCATTAGCTCTGCAAGGCCGTCAGTCTTCGTCTGGTCGTGCTTGTAGCGGCCTCCCTGCGTCACCAGCACGTAACCCTTATCAACCGCGTCCTTAAGCGCCCTGTTGATGCTGTTGCGGTCTGGAATGGCTTTGGTTGTCAGCATGGCCCCCACGATATCCTCTTTCGTGATCCCGTGGTAACCGGCCTCATTGCGGATGAACAGCGCGATCTTCTGAGTGTGGGTAGGCTCTTTCTTCGCTCGCTTCGCGTTGTCGCCCTCCGCTTCCTCATCGGCAACGTCAACGGGTTGCAGGCGGTTGACCGGCACCAGCGTTGTCTCGTACTCCTCACTGCGCCAGCCGCCGTCTTCATCGGCACAAAGCTCAGCACGCGCCAGGCGGCGCTCCTCCAGCAGTTCAACCGGCAGAGGCTGCGCGTTGAAATTCACCTTCCTCTTTGGCAGCGATGCCGCCATTTTGAGTTTGGTCGGTTCGATAATGACGCCTGTCTGGCCTTTGATGCCGCGAACTTTGATTTCATATCCGACGTTTGCGCGTAAGGCTGAAGCTCCGCGTGCGCCCTTTTCTGAATCTTTCCCGCTATGGTGAATGAACAGCAGCGAAGCTCCCAGGCGGCGAGCAAGCTCAGTCGATTTAGTAAGTACAAGCGCCATATCGTTGTTCGAGTTTTCATCTATCGGCTTTCCTCCATTGGTCATACCAGCGTTATTTGCTGACAGTGTGTCGATAATAATCAGAGAAGTCTTGCGCCGTTCTGGCGGCAGTACTGAATACAGCGCCTCGACTGACGCAACAAATTTATCTTGCTTCTCGCGATCCACTAGGTCGAAAGCACGCGGGATCAGTTGCATAGTCGGGAGTGGATTGCCGCCGTTATATGCCTGCTCCCATCCGCGCACGCGCTCGCGCACGCCTGCCGGGTCTTCTGCCGCGAAATAATAAACCAGCCCTTCCCTTACGCCCTTCCCGAAACAGGCCATTCCTGAAGCCACACAACAGGCTATATGAATGGCTAAAAACGTTTTCTTTGAACCAGAGTCGCCATACATCAGACCGGTCTCGTTCGCCTGGATCAGGCCATTCACGATGAACGATCCCCCGGCGATCTTGCTCATGCGACTCTCACGCGCTGCTAATAGCTGTTTTTGCCAATCCGGCACGTAGTCGCTTTTCGTCTCAACTCTTGCGGGCTTAGCCTCTGGCGCGCTCACCTCCTCAAAGTCAAAGTCGAACGGGTTGATAAACTCCTCATCCTGGGCCATTGCCTCATAGCGATCACTCATCTCTGCAAGATCGCTCTCTGATGCTACCGCTGGCAGGTGGCCGGAAGATCCGCCCTCGTAGCCCATTGCTGACAGGTCAATATGATCTTCGTTCTCGTCGTGTTCGTGGATAGGGAAATCAGACATCTTTTTTACTACTCCAGTTTGTAAAGTCGTGGCAT